TTCGGTAATCGAGTCCCTGTCACTTTTAGAAATACTGATATAGCTTGATGAAAGAATACTAAATAATACGCAACACGATACAACAAAGAAGAGGAGCCACAAAAGCGGCTCCTCTTGCTATTTCCGGGGGATGCGGGGGTATATCTCAATTTCAAAGTCGTCGGGCTTTAGGCGTTTGCCGGGGACAGCGATTTTCTTATAGACCACCTTTTCCACGACATCCTTGAGCATTTCGTTCTTTTCCTCGGCGGAGGGCAAGGAATGGTAGACCTCGATGAGGTTCTTGACCTTTGGGATGATGTTCTTTCGGTTCGCCTCGCGCTCCTCCTCGACGACAACCTCCTGCCGGAGAGAGGCGGCCAGCTCCTTTGCGGCGTTGATTTTCTCCGCCAGAGAGCGGGAGCGGTCCAGAAACGTGTCCACATCGTAGACCCCCTGCTCCAATAGGTCGTGCGTCCGTTCAAGCTGCTTTTGCAGGCGGCCAAGATCGCCCTCGGCGCGTTGCAGAGCTTTTTGCTTTATCTCGGCGTTGGAGGCAACGCGATGCTCAGGGCTATTCGTCTCGGTCCATTCCAGCTCGTAGCCGGATAACCATTCAGTGAGGCCAGCGAGGATGCGCTCCTCAACGATGTCCAGCCGGGTGGAAACGTTCGGGCACCCATGCGTCCGGCAGACAAGGCTCCCGGCATCGGGCCGGGCAGCACTGGTGGCGCGCCCCATGGCGTGGCCGCAGCAGGCACAAAAGACAACGCGGGTCAGAGGGTTCTTAACAGATAGGTCGATGTGCGTGGAGCTGTTGACGCGGCGCTTCACCATTTCATTCGCAATATCAAAAACCTCCTGCTCGATGATGGCCGGATGACGGCCCTCAAAGACATGGACCTCATCGGCATCGGCCTGAACGCGCTGCCGGACAACCTTGCCGTCAACCACTTTTTTCTTGGACGGATGCTGGCCCCAGCGGACCTTGCCTATATACGCCGGGTTCTGCACCATAGCGGCCAGAGCCGGGCGACCCCATAGACCACCCTGCGGCGACGGGATTCCGAGGTCATCCAGATGGCGGGCAATCGCGCCCAGCGGCATACGCTGGAAAGAGCCGTCCTCTGCCTGCGCCCCACGGGTGTATAACTGGAAAATCAGGCGGACCACATCAGCCTCCTCCTCGACCGGCTCAAGGGACCACCCTTTTTCGTTTTTCAGCTTTATGCGCCGGTAGCCATAGGGAGCGCGACACGGAACCCATTTCCCCTCTTTCGCGGCGGCCAGCTTGCCGCGCTGCAAGCGCCGGTTGATGACCTTGTACTCCCGGCGGCTCATAAATAGGCCGAACTCGAAATACTCCTCGTCGTATTCGTTGTTCGGGTCGTATATTTTCATTGGGGTAATAATTTTGGTATCGGAGAATTTGAACGTCTGCGCTATGATACCTTGGTCTATGGTATCGCCACGCGCCAGACGTTCTATTTCCATCACCAGTCCACCGGCCCACACCCCCTGCTCGACCTCGGAGAGGATGCGCTGCATCACCGGGCGGGCCGCGATTGTTTCGCCGGAGACGACCTCCCGATAAATCTGTGTCACGTTCAGGTGGAGCCTCTTGGCGAGCTCCAAAAGGGCGCGCTCGTGCCGCGCCAGCGTCTCACCCTCACCGTGGGCCTCGGCCTCCATATCGGCGCGGGATTTTCTCAGGTAAATAAAATACTCATCCAAAACTATCACCTCCAAAGCAAAAGGCCCCGCACCCGCAGGGCCTTTTCTTATTTCTTATTTTCAGCCGCAATATCCGCTTGGAGCAGGTTGTCGATGATGGCGGCGGTTTCCGCCTTTAGGCTGTTTTGGCGCTCCATGAGCTGAGGGAAGATAGTGGCAAGGTCGCCGGGGTTATCACTGAGGAGCCTCTTCACGGCGCTGCGGTCCCGCTGCAAGACTTCGATGAGGTCACGGTAAAGGGACAGCTCGTCCGTCCGCTGGGCGCTCATCGCGCGGGACAGCATTACATAGAAACTGTCAAAGGTCGATGTAATGATGGCTTTCAGCTCAGGAGGCAGCCGGTCGTACTGGCGCTTGAAATTCGCGTTGTCGTTACGGAACACCACGTCGGCATGAGCCCTCTCGTCATCCCGGCCTAATAAATAATCGGTAGTCACGCCGAAATACTCAGCCAGCGCACAGAGGACCTCGAAATCCGGCTCCTTATCCATGGTCTCGTACCCGGAGACAGTGGTGCGCTGTTTTTTGATGATGCGCGCCAAATCGTTCTGTGTCAAATCCCGTTCTTTGCGGAGGGAGATAAGCCGCTGTGAAAACTTCTGCATGATAGAACCTCCTTAAAAAAATAGTATATCACAGTTTGTCCCTAAAAGGAACACAAGGACATGAAAAGTGTCATTCAAGAAAAATATTTTAGAAAAAAACTTGACTTTGACCCTTTTAGGGACTATAATGTTCTCAGAAAGCCCCGATACGGGGCAAAAAGAAAGGAGCATTCGCATTGAGAAAGAGGTTGATTGGTCTCCGCAAGGGGGCAGGGTACACTCAGCAGACGTTTTCTGACAAGCTGGGTATCAGCCGTAGCCACTACGCCCAAATCGAGAGCGGAGAGAAGAACCCGTCGTTGAAGCTGAGCCTTAAAATAAAGGGTGCGCTCAACTACGAGTACGACGATATTTTTTTTAACCCAAAGCGACCCGTTTCGCGTCGTAATGCGGAATAGGCGACCCCGAAAGAGGCGATTTGTTTCGTCCTTGTGATTATATTTTACCCGGAGAGGAGGGAGAGATAAATGCCTAAGATGGCGACGAAAGCGGCAGACAACGTGTTTTATAAGGCACGAATGGCCGCCGCATCGTGGAACGACCGGCTCGCCAGCAGAGAGGGAGCCTCGGAGTTGACGGGAATCGACCGCACCCGGCTGGCTAACATCGAGCTGGGAACCGTAAACCCGCACCCGGATGAGGTACTCATGCTTGCGGACATCTACAACGCCCCGGAGCTGCAAAACCATTTTTGTTCGCGGCTTTGCCCGCTGGGAATCGGAACGGTGAACCCGTTAAAGGTGGAGGAGCTTGAGGCCGTGGTACTGCAAATGCTCTCGGTCATGCGATGCCTGCCGGAGGTAAAAGATGGCATCATCGACATCGCGGCGGACGGCGTTATCGACGATAACGAGCGCGAGCGCATGAAAGGGTATCTCAGGATGTTGGATGAGATAGACAACAAAATTCAGTCTTTGAAACTGCTATACCGCAAGCAGTTCGGCAAAAACTAAGTTATCCACAAAACCACAAGGAGGTGTGAAAAGTGTCGGAAACCGCTTTGAATGGAAATGCCGTAGAAAGCCTACATATCGGGAACACCCGCGTGAGGATATGCGACGATTACTGCCGGTTCAGAACGCCGGAGGAGATAAAAGCCATCCTCGACCGCATAGCCCTCCGGGCCATCGGCAGCCTGACGGCGGAGACGACACGAGGTTATGCAGAGACTTAAAACGCGGATGGAACTGGCGGCAGCAGTTTTCTTTGCAACGATTTTCATGGTGGCGATGATTTGCTCCTGTGCATCGGCAGTTGACCGAGGGTGTGCAGAGAAACTTGCCGTTTCCGCGAATCCCCATAGCGTACTGATGGAAACACAGTGTACGGTCTACATCCAGCCGACGACCACGACCGCGTCCGAACCGACGGTCACGGAGCCGGAAATCCTTTACGACATCCCCCTCACCGATGAACTCCAAAGGTTCGTCCGGGAACAGTGCGAGGCGCGCGGCGTTCCGTTTGAGATTGCCCTCGCCCTCATCGAGCGGGAAAGCGGCTACCGAACTGACGTGAAGAGCTCCACCAACGATTACGGCCTTATGTAGATTAACGTCTGCAATCACGAATGGCTGGCGGAGGAACTGGGGCTCACGGATATGATGGACCCCTACCAGAACATTACTGCCGGGGTCTATATCCTTGGACAGGCTTTTGAGAAATACGGAGACCCTAATCAGGCACTCATGGCCTACAACATGGGTGACGCAGGAATGCGGGAGGCCTGGGAACAGGGCATACGAAGCACAAAATACAGCCGCGCGGTTATAGAGGCGGCTAATCTACTGAAAGAGAGGTGAACATCTTGAATGCCGTACAGGTACGAAACATGCGCCGGATGCGGCCAGAAATGGAACGTCAGCGCACAAGCGAAAATACCCCGCAGCGGGTACATATGTCCAAGATGCAGAAACGCCGAAAGGCGCGGAGAGCCCGAAAGGCGAAAGCCTTTGCGGCGATAGCAATTCTTTGGTTCATGGAAGTCTCGATGGCAGCCGTTGCCGGAGCCGTAGTAGCGGCCATCGTCGTCCCGTTGACGCCTTTGGAGCGCGGCTACTTCTCCCTCGGCGGAGAATGGCTACTCGTGATGGCGGCCACACTGCTGGCCTACCATTTTATCCATAAAGCCGTTTTCAGACGGCTCGAAAGTTAGGAGGTAAAACACATGGGAAATCCAATGCTTTGTCGTTGCGAGAGATGCAACAGGGTCTTGAGAAGTGCGGAGGCTGTTGAGGTCGGTCTTGGTTCCTCGTGCTGCAGAAAGGCCACTGGGAAAACCATCAAGCAGGTGCTCAAAGAGCGGAGAGAAGAGAGCGCCAGAGAAGCCGCAGATGGCAACGAGACTGAGTAGCGTCGAGATTTATGACTTGGCGGAAGAATACCTCGGAGCGCCCATAACGCCGGAGGAAATGCTCGAAGCAGAGCCTTACGCCCGCCATAAACTCAGTCTCATCAACGAGCGAGAGGGAACCGACCATGGCGATGACTACCTCGCCATCCTTATCGCGGAAACAGTCCGGGCAAACGCATTTTCAGCGTTCACATTGGCGCTGTGCGACTTGCTGAGAGACGACACTGAGAACTCAACCGGGCAGGAAAATGGCATAAAAAAAGAACCGCACCCGAAAGTGCGGCCCTCAACCTAAGCGCTATTTTACCACGCCCACACCTAAAAATCAATAGGAGCGTGAAGAAAAGTGAATAATGAGAAAAATCAAGCGGCGCTGTCCATTGTGCAGCAGTACCCGCCTACGCAGTACAATCTCCTCGTCCCGATGCAGACGGTGACGGAGATCGCCGACATCCAAAAGCTGGTGATGAACGCCGTATCTATCAGCACCAACCTCAACGACGGGGAAATCTACGAGATGGAAAAGGCCAAAGCGGCCTACACAGACCGCAACGGCTACCAGCACCCCGCCACCCCGGCGAAATACGCCCTCACCAAGAAAGGGCTCACCAAGCTCATGCGAGCGGCGGGCATTAAAATCCTGTCCAGCCGCCCGACTGTACCCTCCACCTGCCAGAAATGCGCGGAAATCAACCGGGGAATTGGTAAGCCGGTGCGTTGCGGTGCCTGCCCGAACAAGGATGTAAAGCACGAGGTGCGTATTAGCGTCCCTCAGCTTACCGGCGAAAACGTCACCATCGTCGCCCATAAGGAAATCGCTATTGACGATGTGACCGCAGGAATGACGGACAAGCAGCGGGCGGAATTTATGAAATACCGCAGCGAGATGTGCGAGAGCAAGGCGCTCAACCGCGCCCTTAGAACGGCCATGCAGATTAAGTCCTCGTATTTCATCGAGGAGTTCCAGAAGCCCTTTGTCGTGGCCTATCTGGTTCCGAACCTTGACAACCCGGCAGTCAGGGAGAAAGCCGTCGAGAGTATGTTTGGGGCTGCTGAGGAGCTCTACGGAGCTCGTCCGGCGGCCAGCCATACCATCTATGTCGGCGATGAGGATGAGGAAAACGGTGTCTACCCGGCAGAAGATGAAACGTACCCAGCATACGCTCATCCCCCCGTAGAGCCGCAGCCTCCGCAGCCTCCACAGCAGCGCGGACCTCGGCAGGCCGGAGGCGGCCAGCAGAACCAGAACGGCGACAGCGAATTTTGTGCCGATTGCGGCGCACAAATCGGCCTCGACGTTGCGGAATACAGCCGCCAGCACTATGAGGGTAAAACCTATTGCCGGACCTGTCAGAAAAACCACAAATGGAGGAAATGATTATGGCTTTGAAAATTCTTCATACCGGCGACTGGCATATTGGTAGCTATCCGGGCCCGGAAACCAACGGCGAAAACGCCCGCTACCACGATGTTTTGCACTGCCTCAACCGCCTCGTAGAGACGGCGGCAAAGGAAAAGCCGGGCATCACCATTATCTCCGGCGACATCTTCCATCAGGCCCGCGTCTGGTCTGACAGAGGGCTCAAGGAAAGTCGCGCAGCCATCCAGATTATCCGCAGCCTCTCGCAGATAGCGCCGGTCGTGGTGCTAAGAGGCACTCCGAACCACGACAGCGAACAGCAGTTTGAAATGCTTAAAACCGCCTTTTCCGGCGATGACAGCGTTTCTATCATCACTCAGCCGGAGCTCCTGACGGTCTATACATACGACGGCCAGCCGGTTCAGGTGGCAGGCATTCCGGGATTTGACCGAGGAGAATACAGAGCAAAGCACCCCGGCCTCTCTCGTGAAGAGGAGACGCAGGTATTCACGGACCTGCTGGCGGACATTGTGATGGGGCTGAAAGCGCAGTGCGCGTCCGGCCTCCCGTCAATCCTCTCCACCCATTACACTGTACCCGGATGCAACATGGAGAGCGGCCAAACAGCCCTTTTCGCCCAGTTTGAGCCAGTCATCTACCCAGACACACTTTGGGCGGCAGATTTCGACCTTGTGGCGCTGGGGCATATTCACCGCCCGCAGCAGATTTGCGAAGCTCAAAACGCCTTTTACTGCGGCAGCATTACTGGTCTTAATTTCAATGATGAGGGGCAGAAACGCGGGTTTTACATCCATGAGTACGACAATATCGGAGACGGATTCACCCGCACTTCCAGTCGTTTTGTTGAGACCCCATATCGTAAATTCGAGACCATCCGCATGACACAAACGGACATCGAAGCCATCAACGCCGGAGCCATTGACGAAGTGGCACAGAACCTTTGGGGATGGCGAACAAAGCCGGAGGCCACCATGGCAGGCAGCATCGTGAGAGTGCTCTATACCTGCTCGGACGCGGTAAACAAGGCGTTCAACAAGGCACTGCTGGAAAAGCGGCTCTATGATGACGGAGCCTTTTGGGTGCAGGAAATTACCCCGGAGGAAATCACAGCCAGCGTGAACCGCGATGAACTGACAGGCGACAACAGCCCGGAGGAGAACCTCGCCTCATATCTTGCCGAAAAAGGCAAGGAACCGGCGGACGCTGAACGGCTTTTGACGCTGGCTCGCCCCATCGTTTCGGAGGCGCTGGAAAAGAACCGGCTTGAGGCCCCGTCCGGCGTGTTTACCCCACAGGAAATCGAGGTCCACAACTACCGCAACTACCGGGATGAGAGATTCAGCTATGAGGGCATCAGCTTCGCCACCATCAACGGTGAAAACGGCGCAGGAAAATCGAGCCTGTTTATGGATGCCATGCTGGACGCGCTCTACGAGGAGCCTCGCGAGGGCGACCTTACCGGCTGGATTTGCAACGCGGAGGATGCCCGGAGCGGCTCTATCAAATTCACGTTCCGCCTCGGAGAGAAAACCTACCGAGTTACCCGCACCCGGCAGAAATCTGGCAAAGCGACGCTCAACCTCGCCGAACTGGTGGAGGGCGAATGGCAGGACCGCAGCGCGGAGCGATACAAGGACACACAGGCTATTATCGAGCAGACCATCGGTATGGACAGTCTGACGCTCAAGGCCACCGGCCTCATCATGCAGGACCAATATGGGCTATTCCTAACCGCAGACAAAACGGACCGCATGGCAATTCTCGGCAGCATCCTTGGGCTGGGTGTTTACAGCTCCATGGAGAGCATGGCGGCAGACCGGGCCACGACAGCCAACAGAGAGCTGCGCCGGGTCCAGGCAGCGGCCACCGAAATTGCGGGCGCTATGCCGGACGTCGAGGCTATCAAGAGCGACATGGAGAGCGGCAAGGCAATCCGCAGCGAGACCGAAAAAGAGCTCGCACGTCGGAAAGAGGCGGCGGACAACATCCGTTTCAGGCTCCGCGTTGCCTCTGAGGCTGGCGAGAGAGCGAACAAATTGGCCATAGAGATACAGGACACCGCCAACAAATTGAGCGCCTCTACGATGGCTCAGGAGGCTCAGAGGCGGCTCATCGAACAGGCTGGCGCGGTGCTCGCGCAGGAACAGGCAATCCTCGACGCTGTCGCAGAGTACGGAACCCTTGAGGATGAGGAAAAGCAGCTCTTGGGAACTGTGGCGCTCTATCAGGCCAAAAAGGCAGAGGGCGACCGCGTGGCGGCGGCCTTGAGCGAGACCAGACGTAAAAGCGCCCGCCTGACGGCAGAGAGGCAGGCAGCATCGGAGAGCCGTTGGAGCTATGAGCAGGCCATCGTCGGCATGGATGAGCTGGAAAAACAGGTAGCCGGACACGATGAGGCGCAGGCTCGTCTCGCAGAATTGCAGGAGAAATGGCGAGCAGCCGAAACAGAGTATGAGCGCGCCGCCCTTGCAGTCTCCGAAGAAATCAGCAAGTACAGTAGCGGCAAGGGTCTCAAAGAGGCCGCTATCGCCGAGCTGAAAAGCAAAACCGCGATGCTGGAAAACAGCGGATGCACAGCGGAAAACCCGTCCTGCATCTTCTTGCAGACGGCCATCGAGGCAAAGGCGGCCTTGCCGGGCAAAGAGGCGGAGTTGGCGGAATACTGCCAGCAGGAAGAAAAGCTCATCGCAGACCTCACGGAGCGCCGCGACACGCTCCTCAGAGACTTGCAGGAGAGCGGATATAAAGAGGCTGTGGAGGAACAGAAAAAGGCCGTCTCCGACATCGTTGCGGCGGCCAAAAGGCTGGCAGACATGACCGGGCAGAAAGAACGGCTCACCGCGCTACTAGCCCGGATTGAGGCCATCAAAAGCGAGCTGGAAGAGCTGGCGACCACCATCACTGGCTATGAGGCGCAGGCGGCAGAGATTGCCCCGGAGCTGGCCCGGATTGCGGTGGCGACACAGCGCCACACCGAAATAAGAAGTCGCATGGCGGAGCTTGAGCCCTACATCGCGCAGGAAAAAGAGCTCCCGGCGGCTCGACAGAAAAAAGAGGCGGCGGAAACCCGCCTGAAAGAGCTGGCCGGGGAATATGCGGAGCTGGCCGTCCGCCTGCATACAAAGCAGGAAGAGCGGAAGAAAGAGACCGAGGCGGCTACCAATACCGTACAGATGGAGGCGGAGCTGGCCGTGGCCGAAATGGCTATGCGAGAGTGTGAAAGCAAGCTCAAGGCGCTGGATGAGGAAATGGGCGGGTTCGCTCAGAAAATCGCCGACGCAGAGAAGTCGCAGACCCGTATTGACGAGCTGACGCAACAGGCCCAGCAGCAGGGACAGCTTGCGGCGGACTACGAAGAGCTTAAGCGGGCGTTCTCGCAGGACGGCATCCCCCACAATATTGTGCGGAGCATGGTGCCGCTGTTTGAGGCAACCGCCACCAGTATCCTCGGCCAGATGAGCGGCGGCCACATGAGCGTGGAGCTCAGGATGGAAAAGACCCTCAAGAGCAACAGCAAGAAAGAGGTCACGGCGCTGGACATCATCATCAATGACGCAAACACCGGCGCGCTGCCTTATATGAGCCGCTCGGGCGGCGAGCGCGTTAAGGCAGCCCTTTCCGTCATCCTCGCCCTTTCTGAAATCAAAAGCAGCACAGCGGGCGTACAGCTCGGTTTCCTGTTCATTGACGAACCACCGTTCCTCGATGACAAGGGCGTGCAGGCATACTGCGACGCATTGGAGGCCATCCAGCGCCGCTACTCGGCCCTCAAGATTATGGCGATCACCCATGACCCGGAGATGAAAGCCCGGTTCCCTCAGTCGGTGGATGTCATCAAGACCGAGGAGGGCAGCAAAGTTATTTACGCCTAATGGCAATCATGGTCGTTCCGGGGAGACATCCTCCCCAGACTTCGACCGTCAAGGAGGTGATATTGATGGGCCGAAACAACAAGCAGACGGCGGACTACTTCCCACACTACATCGGCAGCAGCCGCACGAAGTTTATTCTTGAGCAACGCTGGCACAATGACGGTTATGCTTTTTGGTTCAAACTTTTGGAGCTGCTTTGTGCGGCAGACGGCCAGTATTATGACTGCTGGACCAAGATTAACTGGGACTACCTCATCGCTGTTACCGGCGTGAGCTCAGAGACGGCGGAGGAAATCCTGAACACCCTTGCGGGGATGGACAAAGTGGACAAAGAACTTTGGGAGACGTGTCGGGTTATCTGGATAGAGAGCCTCATGGCGAATCTCAAGAGCTTGTATGACAAAAGAACCTCGGCCCCGGAGCGCCCCCCGGTTACGTTATTTCCGGGGCGGAAATGGGATAATTTAGGCATAACCGGGTCGGAAATCGCGGAAAACGAAGAAAAAGAGCCCGAAACACCGAAAACCGGAGAAGAAAAACCGAAACGGGTCCGAAAGCCCAGCTCATTGAGCGCGGCGCAACTTGCCCTATTCGAGAAGTTCTACGCGGCCTACCCAAAAAAGGTGGACCGAGGCACAGCCGAAAAGGCTTGGGCAAAGATAAGTCCGCCGCCGGACGAGGAGATGACAGAGCGTATCGTGGAGGCGGTAAGGCTTTCAATCAAATTTGATAGCCGGTTCAGGGAACGGCAGTACACGCCCGCCCCGGCGAGCTGGCTGAATGCCAAAGGATATATGAATGATTTTTCGCAGGGAGGTGAAAGAAACAATGGAGACGCTCGGAACGATAATGGCACGAGCGATGGATTCACACCATCAGGAGGATTCAGAGGCAGATAAGGCTCCTGTTCGGCGTACAAGCCGGGATGTAATCGAGGGCCGATTGCACTGCGAAAGAGAGGTACCAGAACCGCAGACCTGTGAGTTCTGCGGAAAAAAACTGTATCACGCCGCAATAGTGTGCGGGAATCAGGTATTGATGTTTTCGCCGGTTGCCGAGCGATGCACCTGCGAAAAGGCAGCGGCCAAGTGGAAAGCTCACGATGAGGCTGAGGCCCGAAAAAAACAAGAAGCCGAAGAGGCGGAGCGCCGTAAGCGCCAGATGGTTCGGATTGAGCGTCTGCTTGGAAAGAGCGGCATCAAAAAGAGATTCCAGCAGCGCACTTTTGAGAATTTCATTCAAGACACCCCGGAGCGCAGGCGATGTTATAAAATCGCCAAATCCTACGCCGACCGTTTTGCGTATTACGCAGCTAAAGGCGAGGGGCTCTACATAGAGGGCACCAACGGCACCGGTAAAACGCATCTTGCTGCGGCCATCGCTTTGCAGCTCATCAACGAGGGAGTGCCGGTGATATGCAAAACCTCATCGGACATGATGGCGGACATCAAAAGGGGGTTCGACAGCGGAGAGGTCACGGAATACGAGGTGCTCAAAGCCTACAAAGAGGTTGACCTGCTCATTATCGACGACCTCGGCAAGGAACAGTGTACCGATTGGAGCATGAGCACCCTCTACTCTATTCTCAACGACCGTTACGAGGACATGAAACCGACCATCGTGACGACCAACTACAACACGGACGGGCTGCTCAAGGCGCTCACACCGAAAGGCATGGATAGCTCAAAAATCATGGCGATTATCAGCCGCCTCCGGGAAACCAGCTCGGTGCTGACGATGGCTTGGAAAGACTGCCGGGGCAACTGAGAGAGGGACAGAGCATGGAGAAAATCGCAACGGTCTTTTTGGACCTTGATAAAATCGCGGACAGCGGACAGTGTTTCCGCTGGCGCAAGGTAGGCGACCGAGAATATATCATACCTGCCTTTGGAAAAGAGCTGCACATTAAACAGGATGGCCCGGAGGGCTGGCTGGAATTTGATTGCAGCAGAGAGGAATACGAGACGGTCTGGACGGACTATTTCGACCTCAGGACGAATTACGCGCGGTATGTGGAGGAGCTGCGGATGACTAAAGTGCCGGAGTACATCTGGGAGGCAGAGAGAGCGGCGAGAGGCATCCGCATCCTCCGACAGGACCTTTGGGAGGTCATCGTCAGTTTTCTCATCAGCCAGAACAACAATATCCCCCGCATCCGGCAGAGCCTTGAAAAAATGTGTGAGAGGTTCGGAGGGTTCCCCTCCGCGCAGCAGATAGCCAAATCCGGGCCGAAAGGCATGAGCGGGCTGGGCTTAGGCTACAGAGACAAATACATCATTGACGCGGCGATCACCTACTGCGGAGATGGTGACGGCACCACCGAGCGCATCCTCAAGAGCCTCAGCTATGACGACGCTATGAAATATCTGCTCACATGGCAAGGCGTCGGCGAAAAGGTAGCCAACTGTATTTGCCTATACGGACTGGGACATAAAGAGGCGTTCCCTCGCGACGTTTGGATAAAGCGGATTGAAGCGGAGCACTTCGGCGGCCACTTCCCGGATGAGGATTTCCCAGAATACGCAGGCGTTTTGCAGCAGTTCATTTACTACTACGAAAGGAGCCGGAAGAATGGCAGAGATAAAGAAACTTAACCCCGATTTGATACATCGGGCAAATTCCAACAGCTTCGGCGGAAAGCGCGGAGACATCTCCGAGCATGATTACGAGGTCTATTGCAACCGGGTGCTGGAATGGCCCATCTCCGAGGAGAAAAAACAGAAAATCCTCGACAAGATTTATGAAAAGCACATGGCAATCCTGTCCCACGAGGCATCCCACGTGAGCGTTATAGTGGCGGGCCCGGCCAGATACAATGCCAAAAAGCTCGACCACAGCGACCAGATTCTCAGTCTTTCGTCGGAGTTTGTGGAATGGTTCAAGGGCCTTGAGGAACAGGTAAAGGCCGGACAGGTCAAACAGACGGATGAGGCTGAAATTACCCGACTGGTCGAGATGATTGAGTTCTGCGACCAGAGAGAGGAGCTCCGGCCTGATGGAGACCTCGCCCTACTGGCGATGAAAGACAACGCAAAGTTCGTGGAGCTTTTCGAGAAGTTGCAGCCCAAATACAAGTGGAGGAAGAACAGCAACCTCTACAAGCTCTATATCGCCAGCAAAGAGGGAAAGGTCAAGGAGACCAAGCGCGAAACCTTTTTCGAGGATGAGAACCTCACGGCCTACACGATGGGAGACCGGGCCTTTATAAAATTCACCATGCGCCCGGCGCGCCAGTTTATCATAGCCCTTAAGAGCCGGAAATGGTGGTGGAACAGCCGCGAGGAGGCGTGGAGCACCTACCTGAACAGGCTGGATAAGGAATGGGTAGAGAGCATCAGCAATCGCTATGCGAAATACGTCTAAAGGAGACAACAACATGAATGAAAAAGAACGAAAAAACCGCGATGAGCTTTTCAGGCTGATGCGGCAAAACCCGGATTTGCCCATCGTGGCGATGGTGGACAGCGAAATCGTGGCAGACGACGGATACAACCGCTGGCTCGGAGCTTGGGGCTCCTGTGAAATCGGGGAGTATTTAGTTGGCGATGAGCAGGTCCACTTCCGGGATGACGAGGACGATGAGGAAGTGGAACGATTAGTTGAAGAAATGCTCGGGGCGGATAATTGCGAGGCGATTACCCCAGAGCTTATCAAAGATACTTACCAAAATTTGAGATGGACTAAGGCCATCATCGTCAATATTGACTTGCCGGAATAAGGGAGCGCGGGCATGAAAAAAGATACTAAAAAGCTCGCCCAAAGGCTGAACAGGTTTTCCAAAGACCAGATTATCAGGGCGATTTCGGAAAGCTACCAAGCCTCCTATATCCTCGAGACCCTCATAAACGACCTTGAATACAGAGCCCAAGAGGATTTGCTCGCAAAACACTCTTCCGCTATCGACGCAGAGAGACGGGCAGCGGAGGCCTGTATGGATTGGCGCAGAGAGATGTGCGACAAATACGGCCACGGAGGCGAATGCAGGCTCGCAGATATTCCGGCGGTTGAAGTGGCAAGAGGCGCAAAACTCGAAAAAGAGTGGAAAGCAGCACAGGAAAAAGAGCGGGCGCTCGATAAACAGGTGAACAAAACGCTTGGAATAGGAGGCACATCGGCATGAAAGAGCTGGAAGAAAAGTACCTCGATGCCCTTGAGAAGCACGAATGGAGGGTATGCGGCTATACCGACGATGGCAGAGTGGAGCTCGAAAAGTATTCACCGGCGGGAGAGGATTTCATCATCTGCTTGAACGTGGAGAATTTCCCGGAGGCTGTTGCGGAGTACTCAGCCGATTTTGATGTTGACGACCACATCGAAATGTGGATTGAGGCGAGGCGTAACGGGGTCGGTGGCGTTCCGCCTACCAGAGAACTCGTCACCGACGCGGAGGCAATCGCCGAGATGTTGCGGGAGCTTACGGGCGCGCTGGCAGAAAGCGAGGCGGCGGAGTGATGGAATACATGAAACTGACAGAGAAAGAGAAAGCCCGCCATCCCTCAATCCACTGCACCGGGAGTGTCCGGGGTATGAAGAAACTTGGATATTGGGGCCAGCACGACCACATCGTGCGCTGCGGCCAGTTTATCTATAACCTCTCTATCACCATAGGAGCGAATCAACGATATGGGTACAGGTTTTTCTAAACAGGCGAAACACGACACGGAGCACAGATGCGAGATTTTCCACTGTGACCGGCGCAGGGATAGATATTGCTGCTTTTACTGCCACATGAAAGAGAGCTGCAAAAACCCCTGCCTCAACGACCCGGAGCGTTGCGGAAAATCATTCGTAAAGGAGGAACAGGCATGATTATTTCATTGAGAGACGCGAAATATTACCGGGCAAGCCCGGAAAGCGCCGAAACCATCGAAATCCCGTTAACGGGACGGCATGGCGAATATATAACGACCTGCGTAATATACGCATCGCTGCTAACCGCAGGTGTCAAAGCATTCCCTTGCGGCAACGGCGACGACGTAAAGCTGACGGCCAGCCAGCACCTCTCCGTCCTTGAATACCTCAAGGGGCAGCGGGAGGCACTCCGGGGCACCGGGCTTAAAACACTGGCGGGCTGGCACCGTACCGGGCTTAATATCGAGGACTATCTTTTACCCGGAGATGCGGTAGACGACGACATGGTGGACCATTTCAGAAATATTCTCCCGCCTCTTTGCGACCGTCATAGCCTGATGCAGGTATCGGAACCGTATAGCTCCGAAAAAGACAGTGCGGGCAGTTACCGGGACACCTACATCACCTTTGACCGGGCAGCCGATGGAGGATGGCGCTACGCTGGCCTATGCTACGCAGGAGAAGCCAAAAACCGAGTGGACTATAAATCATCCCTCGACCGCCTCATCGAGGCTGCAAAGGCCGCTCTCGTGGCGCAGGGAACTACCATTGAGGCGACGTAAGGAGGGCGGCATGAGAAATGGCAGACAACTTGGATTATTTGATGTCCTCTATGTAGACAGCTTCGCCGGAGGCGGAGGAGCTAGCACCGGCATTGAACTTGCAACGGGCCACCCTGTAGACATCGCCATCAATCACGACCAGAGCGCAATAATGATGCACAAGCAAAACCACCCATTTACCGAACACTACCGCGAGGACATCTGGAAAGTGGACCCCATCAAAGCCACAAGGGGCCGCCCGGTCCGCCTCGCCTGGTTCTCACCAGACTGCAAGCACTTCTCGCGCGCAAAGGGTGCGGCGCTCGTAGACCGAAATATCCGGGGCCTCGCTTGGGTTGTGCTCCGCTGGGCCGGAATAGTACACCCGGATGTCATCATGCTGGAAAACGTCCCAGAGTTCGTGACGTGGGGACCGGTCCGCAAAGGCAAACCCATCAAGAGCAAAGCAGGACAAACCTACCGGAAATGGTATAAGCAACTCAGCGACCTTGGCTACAAAATTGAGACGCGCGAGCTCTGTGCCGCAGACTACGGCGCGCCCACCATACGGACGCGGTTCTGCCTGGTAGCCCGCAGAGACGGCCAGCCCATCAAGTGGCCGGAGCGTACCCACGCACCTGCCGGCAGTAAGGAGGTCAGGAGTGGAAAGTGCTTGCCTTGGCGCTCAGCGGCGGAGGTCATCGACTGGACGCAGCCATGCTATTCGATTTTCGACAGCAAGGCGGTCATCAAAGAAAAATACGGCGTGAACGCCGTCCGCCCCCTCAAGCCCAACACAATGCGCCGGATTGCCAGAGGGCTCGATAAATTCGTCATCAAGAGCGCCTCCCCGTTCATCGTAGAGTGCAACCACGACAGTGACCGACATCGACCCATTACGGAACCGCTCAACACCATTACTCGGAAATATACGGGCGGCTACGTCTCGCCCGTGGTTACACCCTATGTAGTCAGCAACAATGCCAACAACGCGCCCCACAGCGTCAACGAACCGGTCCCCACCATCACGACAGGAAACCGAAACTTCCTGCTTGCACCCTCCCTTATTCAATATCACGGGGAGAAGAGTGTCAGAGAGATGCGAGGCCAGACCCTTGACGCCCCGCTGCAAACCGTGGATGCAGCAAACCGATACGGCCTTTCGGCGGCGTTTCTTTCCGAATGGTACGGAAACGCCCGCGAGGGCATCGACATCACCCGCCCAGTGCAGACCATCACCGGCAAAGACCGGGAGAGCCTCACGGTCGCCCACCTGCACAAGTATTTCACGGGCGTGGACGGGGCGGAGCTTACGGCACCCCTACCGACCGTTACGGCGGTAGACCACAATGCCATTACACTCACGCACATCGTCAAGTACAAGGGCCAGAATCTCGGACAGCATCCGCAGGACCCCTTGCAGGTCATCACGACCAGTGCTGGGGAATTTGGAGAAGTCAGGACCACCGTAACGCGAGCAGCGGCTACCGTAGACCTCGGCTATTGGCCGCAGGTACGCGAGATGCTCAACGCCTACTGCGACTACAACCTTGCGGAAGATGAGGTGCTTCTAATGTCCATACGTGGGGTGTGGTATTTCATCAGCGACATCGGCCTACGCATGCTCACGCCGCGTGAGCTTTACGATGCGATGGGCTTTCCACATGACTATATCATCGACCAAGATGTGACGGGTAAGCCCATAAGTCGCGCAGCACAAGTGGCGCGCTGCGGCAATGCTGTTTGCCCCGCAGTTGCCGAGGCGATGGTAAGAGCGAACCTCAAAGAATGTCCAAAAAGGAGGATTCACTCCATGGATGCACTCTATGAGGCGATGACATCTTAGAAAAAGGAGGTTATGCTTGCGATGCGAGAAGAAAGAATGGACAAAAACGCGGAGGGATACGCAGACCCCACAGCCGGAGCCGCATACAACAATATCCGGCGGGAAGAAAAGCTCCGAGACGCGGAGACAACGGGGGTGATTAGTCGTCTTATCCCGGTTATGAAACAGACAGCGGAACTTGCAGGCTTTGAGGTGGTCGGCAGGATCACCCTCAGAGACAAAAGCACCGGGAAAGAATGGAAGTAGAGCGCTGGAACAGCGGAAAGGAGAAAACCATGGATAAAACCAAAATCGACTGGTGCGACATGAGCTGGAATCCCATAACCGGATGCAGGCATGGTTGCGAATATTGTTACGCCCGCCGGATGGCGGAGCGGTTCGGAGGCTACGACGACGATAAGGGCGGTATCACCACGCAGAACCCCTTGCGCCGGGCGGAGCTGCATGAGCCCTTGACCGTCACCCGAAAGGGAAAGGCAGCAAACGCCCCGTACCCGTTTGGATTTGAGCCCACGTTCCACTATTACCGGCTGGACGAACCAGCCAGAAAAACCCGCCCCCGTAACATTTTCGTCGGCAGCATGGCGGACATCTTCGGGAAATGGGTTCCGGCTAAATGGATTGCGGAGGTTCTGGATGCCTGCGAGAAAGCACCGCAGCACAATTATTTGTTCCTCACCAAAAACCCGAAACGCTATATCGAGCTGGACAACATCGCACTCTTGCCCCGCGCGGAAAACTTCTGGTATGGCAGTACGGTCACAGGGCCCGAAATGCCGCTCTTTTACTCGGAGCATCATAAGACTTTTTTGAGCATCGAGCCGCTGTTGAACCGCATGGGCGACACCCCCACCAACCTGAGAGGCATAGACTGGGTGATTATTGGAGCCATGACGGGACCCGGCAGCGAAAAGCACCGCCCGGAGCGCGCATGGGTTGAGGAGATTGTCGAACAGTGCCGCAGAAAGAATATCCCAGTATTTATGAAGAGCAATCTCGCAGAGGTTTGGGGGGATGACCTGTTGAGGGAATTTCCGCCGGAGCTGAATAAGGCAGAAAGGGGTAAGAATGATGTATGACCCAGCAACGGACCCTGCTGTTATAAATGGCATTCAGGAGGCCTACGGATTCAGACGGGGCGACACGGTGGAGTACACAAACCCCTATGGGCTGACGTTTGGGCCGCATACCGTTATTGGATTTGTTCAGAAGCCGGGAGCAACCTCGCTCCCGGAGAACACGGTCTACATCGACAGCGATTCCCCATGGTACCCAGTGAAACCATCCTGCCTCAGAAAGATAGAAACCGGCGGCAGCGCAGAGATGAGCGAAACGCAGGCGATCCAGAGGGAGGTCGAGGCGCATGGCTGATTACAGCCGATACAAGACTACCACGCTCGAAAGGATGCGTGACACAGCATGGGAAAAGTATAGAGCAGAAACAGAAAAACCCGGTGAGGGCTGGGGTGCAGGAATGAGAAAAACTCACTTGCGTGATAACAAAGTATGGGAGAAAGCCAGAGAGCGGTATCGGGCCATTTGCGCCGAACTTGAGAGGAGAAAAAACAATGTACAGACTGACAACAGATAACCCCATCGGGAATAATCAACGGGCCTACAACCTGTTCTATGTCGAAGAGGGAGAAACATGGGTCAGAGACGGTGACCCGAAAGCCGGAAAGCCGGACACGCGCCTCTACGACCATATCCGCCACGTCATCCAAGACACTGACGCGGAGATTTCGGCCTACGTCACGGATGCAGAACTGGACGAGGAGCTTTACGACCTGCTTTTCGACGGTACGGGCACCTTAGAGGGTCTCATCGCCCACTATTACACGGCGGCGGCGTTCTTCTCCAAACTGAGGGCATATTTGAAATGCTATGAGGACAGCGGAATGCCGCGCATCAGTCCGGACGGGAGCGAAACCATCGACGCGGCCATCATTGAGTACGGAGAAAACGCACAGATGGAAATGGCTATCGAAGAGATGGCCGAGCTCACAAAGGCAATTTGCAAGCGCAAGCGCACCGGCGCAACCGGCCCGGAGGCCGTAGCCGCCAGAGGGAACCTCATTGAAGAGGTAGCTGATGTTTTTATTATGCTGGTGCAGCTCGTCAGGATGTTTGATGGAGCTGAGGAGGTCCAGCAGACCGTGGATGAGAAACTGCACCGGCTGAAAAGCCGCCTTGAGAGAGGAGGCCGCACGAATGAACAGCAGCAATAACAGAAAGGATGGCGGAGCCTACCGACGGTACAAAACCATGGTGTCACTCAACTGCAAGCCGGGGAAAGACCGCTCCAAAGCCCGCCAGAGAAAGAAGAGGAAAAAGTGATGGGATATTTCAGAGAGTGCCCGGGCTGCGGTGCACACCTTGACCCCGGAGAGCGATGCGACTGCGGAATCAAGGGCGACGGCCAGTACCGCCAATATCCTGACGCACCTATCGCCACCCGCAGAGGGTGCGAGAATAACACGGAGGTAAATGACTATGAAGAAAAGAAGATGCCGCATGACGGCTGGCGAGCGCGATCTGCATGAGCAGGCCATCCGCGTCCGCAAGATGACCGACAAGCAGCTTGTAGACCACCTGCAGCACATCCGCGACGATGCCTATGCAGCCGGATACTCAGATGCTCAAGCGGACCCGATTGCTCCGCAGTCAACCGGCAAAACACTGGGCGCGTTTATCGAGGATTTGGTAAGCGGGCGGTGCAAGGGCGTAAAGAGCGCGACCGCGTTCAAAATTGTGGAGTTTGCTCGCACAGAGGGGTACATCGTATGAGGCCCGGCGGAAAGGACCCACGGAGAGCTGTCCGAGGTATGATGAGCCGGGTGCAGGGAAACCAATTTGAGCAGCAGATACTCAACGCCTGCGACACACTTGCCCAGCGCGGAGAGGCGGCCATCGACAAAACCCCGGAGCCGATGAAGCCACTGGCACCGCCTAACGACTACGGGCAGTTCAAAGCCTGCTATACGAAAAAGGCGGAGCCGGATTTCCATGGCACCATCGCCGGAGGCCGCGCCATCCTGTTCGAGGCGAAAAGCACCGCCACCGGCAAGATGGAGCAGAGCCGCGTCCTGAAAGAACAGGGAGAGACCATGGACAAATACACCGCGTTGGGCGCGCACTGCTTTGTCCTTGCGACCTTTGACGGGCTACGGGCCTACCGGGTGCCGTGGGAGCACTGGAAAACCATGCGAGAACGCTGGGGGCGGAAATACGTCACCGAGGAGAACCTTGCGCCGTACCGCGTACCATTCACCGGAGGCTTTACATACGACCTCACCAGAGGCATCCCTACGCCGGACAACTTCGACAAGGGCCCGGCGGCTCCGAATCTTGAGGAAATCCTCACCGCCTTTTGCGGTCTCCCCTGCGACGCGCCGGTGGACGGAGAGGAATGGAGAAAAGCATACGACCGCCTCATCCGGCTGCTATACAGCATTTCAACACTTACCGAACAGAGTGTTGAAAACATCGTGGAGAAACTGGACCAGATAGACAGTCAGAATGGGGAGGTGTGATATGGACGACTTTACCCGCGCTGGATTTGACGAAGAGACAACGGCAGCACTCACAGAGCTGTCATGTCAGACGGGAATACCGGCGGAGGCCCTTATCGCGGCGATGAGGGATTTCGCGGAGACGTGCGCTACCACATTCGACGCCCTGCAAGAGCTGGGGCGCATGGCCCGGAAAGCAGAAAACACGGGCAGCAGGCCCAAAGAGCTGAGGCAACGGCCACCCCGGAGCCTCGGAAATATGAAAAGCATAGCCCGGCCACCCGCGCGCCCGGCTCACTTCCAAAACCAGCGCGGGAGAAAGAGACGATAACCATGAGCGAGGATAAAATCATTGAAATCATCGAGCAGGCCGCCACCATCGCGGCGCAGGCAGCAGCAAAGGCCGCCGTCGCAGCGGTTCAAGCAGTGCTCGGAGCTGAAACACAAAACGCGATGGAGACGGCGATCACCGAGGCCGCCCGTGTGGGCGCAGAAATCGGCGCGCAGGCCAGCGTCAAGGCCGTCGAGCGTGAACGAAAGAAATTCAGGGATGCCCGGAGCGACCGGCGTTTCCGAAACACCAAGTATCTGCTCCGCAACTACAATATGCTGGCAAAGCACTGTTCCAACGCGGTCTATGACAGAGCTACCGACCTGACCCACCATGAGGGTATCGAGGATATTCTGGAGCTGCTGGATGAGATGCTGGACGAGGGTATTCAGGTCGAAAGCATTATGAAATCAGCAGCCCGGACGCAAATCATCATGGACCATGTGAACAGGATGCTCGGTATCTACAAAGTTTACTGCACCGAGAGCCAAAAGCCAGAGGAGCAAAGGCACTACCGCGTAATTGAGGCACTCTACCTTGCCCCGAAACCTATCACGGCGGAAGCCGTCGCCGCGCGGGAAAAAATCGACAAAAGGACAGTATATAAGGACATTGACGCAGCTTGCGCCACATTATCCGCCTTGATTTTCGGCATCGACGGTATCAAAAAAGCGGGGTAAGCGCGGCGGCCAGTGCCGGGGCAAAAAGGCGGCATTGACCGGGCATTAGAGCCGTGATACAATGTAAATTGTAAAATCAGACGGAAATACCATACCTACGGGCCTCCCCTTACCGGGTGGCCCTATTTTTTTACGCTAAAACGCCTCAAACCGGGGCATAAACAGGAGGTAACGACATGAATATCGTCATCATGCCGGTAACGGACCTCCATCCGGCAGACTACAACCCCCGCAAAGACCTCAAGCCGGGCGACAAGGAATACGACAAGCTCGCCCGGTCTATCGAGGAATTTGGGTATGTTGAGCCTATCGTATGGAACCGCACCACCGGCAACATCATCGGCGGCCACCAAAGGCTCAAGGTGCTTATCGAAAAGGGTTATACCGAGGTCGAGGTCGTCGAGCTGGAACTGAGCGAACAGGAAGAAAAAATCCTGAACGTGGCGCTCAACAAGATTTCGGGCCGCTGGGACAATGAAAAGCTCATCGCCGTACTGGACGAATTGCAGGCGCAGGAAGAAATGGAGCTCACTGGGTTCGATGACTGGGAGCTTGAGGCACTCAAGGTCACATACGACCACATCGAGGACCTCTTGCAGGACGATTTCGCCGACACTGGGAAGAACGAAAGCGAAAACTTCACGATGACATTCACCATCCCAGCAGAGGTCAAAGAGGCCATGGACCGCTACATTGAAGAGAACCCCGCAGGCAAGACCGAGCTCGCGTCGCTCATTGTGAATAAGGCAAAGGGGGTTATCTGACATGGAAATTATGAAAAAGCGCATTTCCGAGATGGAGAGAGCGGAGTACAACCCGCGCGTGGAGCTGCTCCCCGGAGACGATGAGTACGAAAAGATCAAACGGAATATCGACCGCTTTGGCATGGTAGTGCCCGTCATCTGGAACCGGCGCACCAATCGCGTCGTGTCCGGCCACCAGCGCCTCACCGTTTTGGAGAATATGGGCGTAGAGGAAACCGAGGTGTCCGTGGTTGACCTCGATGAGACGGCAGAAAAGCAGCTCAACATCGCCATGAACAAAGTGAGCGGCCAGTGGGATGAGGTAAAGCTCAAGGAGCTGCTCGACAGCCTTGGGGACGCAGCACTGGAAACCGGCTTTGACCTCGACGAAATTGAGCGACTGGAAAACAGCGTAGACGACCTCGTGGACGACGATTTTCTGGATGAGGAGCTGAAACGGCTGGAAGAGACGTTCAACATCTCCTTGAAATTCAGCGTCGAGGATAGAGAGGTCATCAAGGCATATATCAAGGACAACGGTAAAGAGGGGCTCGTGGAGCTCATCATCCAAAAGATTCGAGGTGAGATTTAATGGGATGCAAGTGCGGAAGTCAGGTTATTCTTTGCAACCTGCCTGTGCGATTTGATACATACCGGGGCTGTTCCCACGGCTGCCGGTATTGCTTCGCGCAGAAAAAGAACGACATCAGCCATATCGAGCGGGACGAAAGCGTGGACAGCCTGCGCTCCTTTATCGAGGGCAAGCGCGGCAACGAAACACAGTGGTGCGACTGGAACATCCCCATTCACTGGGGCGGCATGAGCGACCCATTCCAGCCGATTGAAAAGCAGGTCCGGGCATCCTATGAGTGCCTCAAACTGCTGGCGGAAACCAAATACCCGTTTGTGGTGAGCACAAAAGGCCGCCTCGTCGCGGACCCGGAATACCTCGACCTGCTGGCGCAATGTAATTGCGTGGTGCAGATTTCGATGGTGTGCAGCAAGTACGACAAGCTGGAAAGAGGCTGTCCGAGCTACGAGGAGCGCCTCACAATCCTCAAGATGGTCTCCGCCAGAGTACAGCGCACCATCGTCCGCATCCAGCCGTATATGCCGGAGGTTTTCAAGGACGTCATGGAGAATATCCCCCGCATCGCAGAGGCCGGAGCCTATGGCCTTGTAGTGGAGGGCATGAAGTTCTTTAAGGGCAAACCGGGAATAGTTCGCGTAGGCGGCGACTACTGCTACCCGAAAGACCGCCTCCGCAGGGACTTCGAGGCCATCCGGGCGGAATGTCACCGTCACGGCCTGAAATTCTATGCGGGAGAGAACCGGCTCCGCGCCATGGGCGATAGCATGACCTGTTGCGGCGTGGATGGCCTCCCCGGCTTCAAGCCGAATGAGTACAACCTTTGTATGCTGATGAACGGGAAGAACCCGGAGCCCACCGAGCGCATGAAAGAAGTGGGAACCGGCGGACCCTTTAAGACGCTGAACCAGAGCGCGGGCAGCGGGCGACGGATTGCAAAGCAGAGCTTTTATGGCCTGATGCAGGAAGAGCTCGCCAAGAAACTGGACTACCATAAGAAAGTGTTTGGGCTGGATGACTGAATATGACCTCACCCCGGTACAGCGGGTAGATGGGATGCTGATAAAGCGGGACGACCTTTACGCCCCGTTTGGTCCCGGAGAGGTGAACGGTGGAAAGCTCCGCCAATGCGTAATGCTGGTAAAGAGAGTAAGGGACAAATACGACAGCCTCCTCACCTATTGCAGCATCCACTCCCCGCAGGCTCCCATCACCGCCGCCGTAGCCCACGCTTATGAAATGCCCTGCCGCATTTTATACGGCGGGACCAGCCGCGAGAGCGTCGCCTCGTTGCCGATGCCACGGCTGTCCATGAAATACGGGGCAACCATCGTGCTGGCTGCACGATCTGGCCGCCACAGCATTTTACACGCCCGCGCAAAAGAGCTGGCGGCAGAGAAAAACAGCTTTATCGTCCAATACGGCATCAACCTCATCAACCACGGGGATACGCTCCTCACCGCAGTCGCGGCGCAGGCGGAAAATCTCCCGGCCGAGATTGAAAACCTCGTGATGACCTGCGGCAGCGGAATAACCGCATCCGGCGTGATGATAGGACTGCACAGGTACGGGAAATCCGTAAAGCACGTCCATCTCGTCGCCACAGCGCCAGACCGGCGGGCGTTCATCCACGAGAACCTCAAGCAGTACGGTGCAGACCGCGAATTTGAGTACCACGACCTTTTCCATCGGCCCGGATTTCAGTATGAGAAGTCGGTAACGGCCAGATGGGGGGGGCATTTCCTTGCTTCCTCACTACGAGGCCAAAACGATGCAGTGGTTTAAGAGTTCGGGGCTCGCGCCGGAGAGCACCCTATTCTGGATTACGGGCGCGGAACCTACCAACCCGGCCCGAAACTAAATCAAGTAAGGAGAGGAGGACAATGCCGAATAGGACCCGCGACGACCTTTGGGAGCGCCAAAAAGGCGAAAGCGCACAGGCCTATGAGGCATTTGTTCTATACCGTGATTTAGGCGCGGAACGCAGTCATGTGAAAGTAGCCCAGCAGTTAGGCAAAAGCACCGCTTTAATTTCGAGGTGGAGTAGCCGCTGGAATTGGGTCGAGCGATGCCGCGCATGGGAGAATGCCAGAGACGAACAGGCCCGCCGCGCCGCGCTCCAAAAGTACAAAGACATGAACGCCCGGCACATCAAAATCGCCCTACAGTTGCAGCAGAAAGCCCTCAGAGCGATGGAAGAGCTACCGGACGAGGCGCTATCCCCCAAAGATATTATGACGTTCATTGACAAAGCCATCGCAATCGAGAGAATGACCCGTCAAGAGGATGCAGGCATATCGCCGGGTGGAAAGCAAGAGAGCCAGCAGGACGGCGGAGGTCGTTCGCTGGCGGATGAAATTATCGGAGCCTACGAGGCCAGAAAGCGAGGTGAGGAACCTTGATAACCAGCGAGGCCATCCTCTACTACGCAGAACACCCCGTAGAGTTCGTAGAGGACTTGTTGCACGTTACACCAGACCCGCAGCAGGCGGCTATCCTGCGGTCGGTCGCAGCCAATCAGATGACCTCGGTACGTTCCGGCCACGGCATCGGCAAGAGCGCCGTGGAGGCGTGGGCGGTTATCTGGTTTTTGGCTACCCGGCCATTCCCCAAAATCCCGTGTACGGCACCGACGCAGCACCAGCTATTCGACATCCTTTGGGCCGAGGTCAGCAAGTGGCTCCGCAACAATAAGGTGTTGGAGCGGGAGTTACAGTGGACGAAAGAAAAGGTCTACATGAAGCAGTACCCGGAGGAATGGTTCGCGGTAGCCCGGACGGCCAGCAAGCCGGACGCACTACAAGGTTTTCATGCAGAGGACATCCTCTACATCATTGACGAGGCCAGCGGCGTGGACGACAAGGTATTTGAGCCGGTCCTCGGCGCGCTGTCCACCCCCGGAGCCCGTCTCCTGATGTGCGGAAACCCGACGCAGCTCTCCGGGTTCTTTTATGACAGCCATCATAAGAACCGGGGCAGCTACTCCACGTTCCACATCGACGGACGCAACAGCAGCCGGGTATCGCAGGACTTCATCAACACCATCATCACCATGTATGGAGAAGATAGCGACGTTTTCCGCGTCCGCGTCGCCGGAGAGTTCCCCCGGCAGGAAAATGACGTGTTTATCCCACTGCCGTTAGTTGAGAAATCCATTATGACACAGTGGAATGAGCCGGAGCACCCGGCCAGCATCCATATCGGATGCGACGTTGCCCGCTTTGGCGATGATAAGACGGTCATCGGTTACAAGGTGGACGAAAAGGTGGAATTTTGGAAGAGACGCAGCGGGCAGGACACCATGAAAACAGCCGATGACATCATCGAGCTGGGCGAAACCCTCGTGCGCCGGTACAGATACCAGAGAACCATCCCGGTCAAGGTCGATGACAGCGGCGTGGGCGGCGGCGTTGTAGACCGCCTGCGGCAAATCAAGCGGAATAACCCGGAGCGGTTTGAATGGCTGGACGTTATCCCGGTTGTTTTCGGCCAGAGGATAAAGCACGAATTTTACCACGACAGCACGACGTACATGATGAGCGTAGTCAAAAAGCTCCTCATGCCCTATACGGAAGAGGGCCTCCCCAAGCCGGTAGAGCTCGTGCTGCCGGACGATAATGACCTCATCGGCCAGTTGTCAACCAGAAAATACGGCATGACAGAGCAATCCAAAATCAGGGTGGAGAGCAAAGAGGCCATGAAAAAGCGCGGCCTGCACTCCCCTGATGAGGCGGATTGCGTTTTGCTTTTATGCCTGCCGGTAAAACCAAAACGGAAAGGAGACGCTAAACATTGAGCGAGGAAAAAAAGCCGTCCGGGCCGCAAATCCGGGCGCAAATCATAAAGGCCGACACGCCCCCGGCCAGTAACCCTATCAAAAAGGCGGACGCGCCTACGCAGCTCGTTCAGGAAGAAAGCTACGCCACCAGCGAATGGCTGTCGCCTCCCATCGACCTGCAAGGGCTCGGAATTATGGTGGATGAGAGCACCATCCTCCCCCAGTGCGTTCGGGCCTACAAGAGCAATATAGCGGGGTTCGGTATCGACATTCGCTACAAGGACGGATTTGACGACGCAGAGGAAACCCCGGAGATGAAAGCGGAATGGGAGCGGGCGACGGAAGTGCTCGACCTGCTGAATATAGAACAGGAAACGAAAGAGGTCTTTGAGGACCTCATCGAGGCCCGCGAGATTTACGGCTGCGCCTATCTTGAGGTCATCCGCAACCTCGCCGGAGAGGTGACGCAGATTGATTTTATCCGCGATACCCCCAGCATTAAAAAGACCCGGCCTCTTGAACCTTATGTAGACACCGAGTATTTCTACAAGGACCACACCATCAACCGAAAACGGAAATTCAGGAAGTACCGGCAGACGGTGGGAATGAAAAAGGTCTACTACAAAGAGTTTGGAGACCCCCGCGTGATGGACAGCCGCACCGGCGAATATGTCGGCAAAGGCAAAACCCTCGAGCGGCAGTATCAGGCCAACGAAATCATGGAATTTGCCATTGGCACATCCGCCTATGGCAAGGTCCGCTGGCTGGGGCAGGTCCTCACGGTAGACGGCGCGCGCCGCGCGGAGGCCCTGAACAATAATTATTTCATCAACGGACGACACACGCCGCTCCTCATTATGGTAAAGGGCGGCAGCCTTACGGATGACAGCTTTTCCAAGTTGCGGGAATACATGAACGACATTCGAGGCGAGAGCGGGCAACACGCTTTTATGGTGCTTGAAACCGAGGCCAGCGACAACCGTACCGGCTTCAACAGCGACAACCGCCCGGAAATCGAGGTCAAGGACCTTGCGGCCATCCTGCAAAAGGATGAGCTCTTTCAGGACTACCTCAGCAATAACCGGCGCAAGGTGCAGAGCTCTTTCCAGTTGCCGGACCTTTATGTTGGCTATACCACCGACTTCAACCGCGCAACCGCGCAGACCGCCATGGAAGTGACCGAAAAGCAGGTATTCCAGCCGGAGCGCCGGAGCCTTGCATGGGCTATCAACAACCGGCTGCTCAATGGCTACCAATTCCGCTATGTGGAGGCATATCTGCGGGAGCCGGACATCACCAACCCGGACGACCTTTACAAAATTCTAACCGTTTGCAATAACGCGGGTGGCCTTTCTCCGAATAAGGCAAAGGCGATTGCCTACGATGCCCTCGGAGAGACGGCGGAGAACTTTGAGGGTGACTGGGGTGATATTCCACTGGCCGTCATGCGGGAACAGAATACCGCAGCCCTCGGAATGGGCGCAGGTGCCGACAGAATGGCGCAGGCTGCCTCTTCCGGGCAAGGCAATAGAAATACACCCCCAGCATCGAATACGGCCCAGAATGGCGAACAGAGCGCCGTAGGCGAGGGTGAGAACCCCGGCGGCACTTTGGATGAACAGCTCGCCGCGCAGATTGAGAAAGCGGCAGCGGCCAAACAGGATGAGGTCGTGGCCGTAATGAAAGAGGTGCGGCGGCTCCTCGTCCGCATCGACGAAAAGGGGGCGGAGTGATGTGCCTACAATGCAAGCCCCTAATAAAGGCTATCGACGCATTCCTCGCCAAAGAGGACAACGACCTTGCCGAACAGCTCACCATTGAGGGGTACTTGGAGGCAGAGGCCAGCGTCAAAACCATCAACGAAATCGAGGAGCTCGTGACGGCGCTCCTTGAGAAGAATGCGGATGAGCTGCTCGCAAAGCTGAATGACGCGGTTGACCTCAAGACCTTTTTCGAGAACAACTGGCCGGACATCAAAAAGGACAGCAAGCTCGCCCGGCAGCTCTACGACGTGTTCCACGATGAATTTACCACCATCATGCCGGAGTACGTTGGAGCCTACGTCAAAGAGACCGACGCGGAGCTCACGGTAACGACCCTCTCCAAGCGCACGACCGATTGGATAAAGAGTTGGAGTGGCGAACTGTCCGAGCTGATGAAACTCGACACCGACACCCAAATTGAGGCGGTGCTGGAAACCGGCCTGAAAGACGGGAAGAGCATCACCGAGATCGCCACGGCAATCGCTGACAGCGGCATCCGGGAGCCCGGCTATCGGGCCCGGCGCGCCGCCCTCACCGAGGTGTTGCGGGCGCATGGGTACGCGCAGCTTGAGAGCTACACGCAGAGCCCGGCGGTCGAGAAAAAGGGCTGGCGGCATACCGGCTCCTATCGGAACACGCCCCGCGCGAACCATGTTGCTATGGATGGAGTGGTCGTTGGCGTGAAAGAGCCGTTTACCCTTTACGGGGAGGACGGCGGAACCTATTACCCCATGACCCCACGCGACACCTGCCTCCCGGCCTCGGAGAGCGTCAACTGCCATTGTATTTTACAGCCCATAGTCAGTAGCGACGTGCTGGGCCTGCCGCTGGAAGAGCGTCAGAGGCTCCAAGCGGAGGCAATCGCGGAGGATGATGAGGTGTGGATGGCTGAGCTTGATGCCAAAAATAAGGCGAAAGCCGGAATTGAGGAGGTATAGCCCATGTTGCAACGCATTGACAATATGTTTTCACGATTTCTGCGCTGGCTTTTTAAGCCGCGCTTTTTTGTTGCCAAGTCCGAGCTCCACGTCCTGCCTGGCAGGACAAGGGCGGTATTTTGGTGTACCGCCCCGGAGAACGCAACGGACACCGAGCTCCGCCGCATCTTTGCGACGATTGACAAGCCTGAAAGCGAGGAGGTAGACGTATGGTTCTATTCATCGCTCAAGGATATAGGCAAGCGGCCCTATGACGTAGCTCTTTTGGAGCGCAGCGGAATCGGCTGCCAGCCCACTATCACCCGCCCTGCGGGATATGGAAAGGAGGTGACACAGGCATGAGCAAAACAATCGAAAAGGCATACGCCATCAGCGATGCGAAAATCTCCTTTGTCTCCCTTGTAGACAAGGCGGCCAACAAAAAGCAGTTCCTCATCACGAAAGCCGAAGCAGGCTCCGCCTCTTTTGCTTCTTATGGCCGAATCGTCAACGCGGATGCTGAAAGCCACTACATCACTGGCATCGTCTATGAGCCGATGACCGAGGATGCACACGGGAATTACATGACCGAGGAGGAAATCACCAAAGCCGCTTACTGGTTCGCCAAAAACGGCAATCAGGTGGATTTGCAGCACTCTTTTGAGCCGCTGGAAGATGCTGCCGTCGTTGAGAGCTACGTTGCCAAATGCGACATGGAAATCAACGGCCAGAGCATCAAGAAAGGCACTTGGCTGATGACCGTCGAGGTAAATGACCCGGACGTATTCGAGGCCATTAAAAAAGGCGAAATCACCGGCTTTTCCATGGGTGGCGTTGGAAAGTACAGCAGCGAGGATGTTGCACTGGATGACGTAGCCAAAACCGCAATCCCCACAACCCCGGCAGACCGCGAAAAGCGCGGGCTGTTCAAGAGGCTGGCCGCCGCCCTCGGTTTCGAGGTGGTGGAAAAGGGAGAAATGGCGGACAGATACGCAGCGGATATGAAGTATTCCGGGTTCTGGAACGCTTTTTACACGCTTGAGGACGTGCTGTACCGCTACAACTGGCAGATGGACCGCTATGAGTTCGAGGATAACGAGAACCTCATTACCGAGGCCCTGACCGAGTTCAATGCCATTGTGACCGATTTGCTCACCGGCGGGCAGCCGGTAGCAAAAGCTCTTGCGTCCGGCTCTGTCTTTAAGGCGGGCAAGGCCATGAGTAACGCAAACAAGGAAACCCTCACGTCTATCTACGACAGTTTGGGTGCGTTCCTTAAAAAATTCAATGATGAACAGGAGGAAACTGACGTGACTAAGAAAGAAATCACCGATGCCATCGCCGAGGGCGTGGCTAAGGCCCTCGCACCGGCGCAGCAGCAGCCGGAGGCGGTTGAGAAAGCCGCTGAAAACACCCCCATCACTGCCGAAACTATCGAAAAGATGGTGGATGCCGCAGTCAAGAAAGCTCTGGCCCCGGCAGAAGATGATGAGGAACCCGTGACCGCCGAAAACATCCAGAAGATGATTGAGGCAGCGGTTGAGAAAGCGGTCGCCCCCGTCCGCAAGGCGGCAGGCGTACCCAGCAACCTGAACGACGAAGATGACGGTGAGGATGGCGTGGAGAAAGCCGCTCCGCACTATCTTGCCGGTATTCTGTAAGAGGAGGAAAAGAAAATGGCTATGAGAAGTAACAGACAAATCGTAAAAGCCGCCGGTAGCACTATCACTACCGCCGGTCTGGCCGCTGGTGGCGCACTGAACCCTGAACAGGCCCGCCGCTTTATCCAGCAGACCTTTGACGCTACCCCGCTGGGGCCTCTGGTTCGCCATGAAATGCGTGTGGCAAAGACTGGCGAGATTGACAAAATCGGTATCGCTCGCCGTATCCTCCGTAAAAAGGTGGAGAACACCGACGACGGCTACCGCGCAGGCGTAACCCACGGCAAAATCGAGTACGCGACCACCGCTGTCCGTGTGCCGTGGGAAATCACCGAGGAGACCCTCCGTGAGAACATCGAGGGCCAGAACTACGAGGAGGTCGTTACCAACCTGATGACGAACCAGATTGGCTGCGACGCTGAGGACATCTACATCAACGGCGACACCGCTGTTTCTGTGGATGACCCGGACCACGATTTCCTTTATGTCAACGACGGCTGGCTCAAGCAGATTAAGAATGGCGGCCATGTTGTTGACGTTGCCAGCAAGAACAGCGGCGCGATGAGCCTCGACCTGTTCTACGACGGCCTGCGCGCTGTGCCTAACAAGTACAACAACGGTCGTCTCCGCTGGCTGATGAGCCCCCACCGCCGTCAGGAGTGGGAACGCTACATCCTGAATCAGGCCGTGACTGTCGGCGGCATCATCACTGACCGCCGCGTGGAGAACCCGGCCAGCATTCCCGCCGTCGAGGTTCCGTCCATGCCGGATGACGCGATCATCCTGACCGACCCGCAGAACCTTGTCGTTGTGAACAGCTACGGCGTGGTTATCCGCAAGACCACCGAGGGCAAGGACGCCATCATGCAGGATAAGCGTTTCTACGTTGTCCATTTCGACTTTGACACCATCATCGAGGAGCTGGACGCTACCGCCGTTATCACTGGTCTGGCAGCTATCTAAGAGAGGAGGAGCCTATGTTCCATTTACGCCTTATCAAAGGGCTGTCCTATGATGGCGCTGTGAGGGCCTCTGTTGGCGCTCCTGACGTTTTTACGGACGACCCGGAGAAGTATAAGGCCGCACTCGAAAGCGGCTATTTCAAGGCCATTCAGGACGCACCGGCGGCCACCGACGAGAGCAAGGGAGGAGAGCCCGAAAACCTGAAAGGCCATCTCGACCCCGCCCAGCTTGAGACCATGAGCGAGGAGGCCCTCACAAAGCTCGCGGGCGAAATGGGTCTGGACGTTGCCGGGCTGAAAACCAAAGAGGAGGTGGTCGCAGCCATCTCCGGCGAGGAGGTTTACGCACCGGCGGCCACCGATGAGGACGTAGACCTCTCCAAGATGACCGTAGACAAGCTCCGCGAATACGCTAAGGAGAATGGCATCAGCCTGACCGGCTGTGGCACCAAGAGCGAAATCTTGCAGAAAATCAATGAGTTCGAGGCCGATGCCCGCGCCGCTGCCGAGGTTTTGCAGCAGAGTGGCGACGACCCTCAGAACAACTAATAAACAGGAGGGAAAAACTGTGAAACTGAATCCCATGGATTTGGGCGTGTGCGGCGTGAACCAGACCTTTTACGCCGGTACGCTGAAATTTGATACCGAGGGTGCAGCCGCAGGCGTTATGCTTTGCGAGCTCCCCAAAAACACCATCGTGGTGCGCGGCATCGCGGTCGTGAGCGAGGCTTTTAATGCCGAAACCACAAACACCATCACAGTCGGCAAAAAGGCCGCAGCCAACGAAGTAATCGGCTCGTCTGTCATCACCGCAGGAACCCCCGGTGCCTATAAGAGCGATGTTTTTGTGGATATGGGCGAGGAAACGGCTGTTTATGCCAAGTACGAGCAGAGCGGAAATGCCGCTACCGCTGGCTCGGTCGATATTTTCCTCGAGGTCGTAGCGGCACCGCAGGCATGAACAGGCCGTGGGTGCAGCCGCAGGAAGTAAAGGACTATACGGAGTTTCAGGAGGTAAAGGAACGCGACGACAAAAAACTTGCCGTGGACATCGCGCGGGCGGAGCACTGGGTCATCAACTACTGCAACAACAGATTTGACGACGAAACCAAGTACCCCACCATCCCGGAGCCGGTAAAAACGGCAGTCATTCTACTGGCGGAGGCATACGCGCACAACGCGGTGGAGGCTACAAAAGCTCGGATGAAAAGCGAGACCTTTGATGACTATTCCTATACCGCAGAGAGCACACTCATCTCTGTCAGCGATGTTGACGTTGCGAGCTTGCTGGACGATTATACCATCGCTCAGCCGCAGAACGGCGTGACGATGCGCCTGAGAAAGTTGTGATACCATGGCTATCGAAGATTTTTTCGACCATCGCTGCGATATTTTCCACATCACACGGGAGGACGCGAGCCCCGGCTACGCCCTCCCGCCCTCTCCTGACTTCAAATACAGCCCGGAGCCGGACCTGACGGACGTGGAGTGCCATTTCGGGGTGAAAAGTGCGACTATCCGCATTGAACAGAAAGACCCGCAGAACGAAATGGACAGCGACATTAAGCTCACGCTCCCGGCAGGTACAGACATCCGCCTGCACGATAAGGTCGTCAGCAAGGAATCTGGCCTCGAATATACCGCAGGCTTGCCAAGAAATATCAGGGGGCACCATATCGCCGTGAAAATCCGGCGTGTGTCCCAGCAAAAGCCATTGTAATGGCGCAGGTAAGCATAGACGCATCGGAGGTTAAGGACTTTGTAGAGCGGCTCGGACGCGCAGCGCAGGGCGACTTCAAGAAAGAGCTCAACCTCTTCCTTGAGGGGCTTGGCTTTGAGTTCCTGCGGATTCTGCAAGATGAGATTATCCGCCTCAAGGTGCTGGACACGCGGCAACTGTTAGCCAGTTTCCAAAAGGGCGGAAACGGAAACGTCTGGACCCTCAACGAGGGCGATCTCACGCTTGAGGTCGGCACCAACATTGAGTACGCCAAATACGTGAATGACGGTCACTGGACCAACACAAAGGGAGTGGAGCGGCGCTTTGTTCCCGGCGTGTGGTCTGGCGACCGCTTTATTTATCAACCCGGAGCCAAAACCGGCATGGTGCTCAAGCAGCACTGGGTAGAGGGCTCTCATTACTGGGAGAGCGCCCTCCGCATCCTTGAGAAGATAGCCCCGAAACTGCTGGATGCCAAATTGCAGGAGTGGCTCGACAACTATTTCAAAGACTTTATGTGAGGTGAGAGCATGGTCGCACTGGAACAGGAAATTGCGAGTATTATCCGCTTTATCCTCGACGCTACAACCGGCCTCACGCCTTACTACCAGCAGGTCCCGGACAGTTTTATAGTCCCGGCAGTCTACTTCCCGCAACCCGTTTTTGCGGCGCGCGGCGAGACTTTTTTGACCTACGCGCTCGAATATGACTGGTTCGTGAAATTCTTTGCCAGCACCGACGGTGAGGCACAGGCACAGGCGACCAGAGCCCTCAATGCGATATGCGCGGCGCGGCGACTGGTTCCCTTGATTGACGAACAAGGTCAACCGGTTGGCCGAGGAGTAAGGCTCAAGGACCCGGAGCTATCTAAGGCGGACGACAACGCCTATCAAATCAGGCTACAATGGGACAGCCGCCGCCCGTACAACGCCGTGGAGTATCAGAAGATGGTACACTACGACCTCAACATCTACACGGACGACGCATACCGCGCAGCCGTATCAAAAATCACAGTATAGGAGGCTTTGTAATGGCAAGCGAAAAACCCGAAAACGGGGGCGCAAAGGCGACCCCACAAAAGTTCCCGCTGGAAAAGCTGGCGGCAGGTTGCAGAACGCTTTTTGGCGTGAGCGCCAGCACCTTTGCCGGTGCCACGGCGGGTATGTCCGGCGATTATAGCGTCGCCGAGATGAAAGATCACATCAACAAATGGCTCAAAAAGGAGGTAAAGGCATAATGGCTGGAGGCACTTTTGATAAGCTGGCCGGTAAGACCCGTCCGGGCACTTATATCAACTTCGAGAGCACCCGGCAGGACACCCTCGGCAACTCCGAGCGCGGCATCGTCCTGCTCCCTCTCATCGGGCACAACTGGGGCCCGGCAAAAACATTCATCACGCTGTTGGCATCCGCCCCGGACGCGGAACGCCTCAAACTCGGTTACAGCATTTACGACGAGGATGACCCGCAGATGCTCCTCATTCGCGAAGCGTTCAAAAATGCAGCGAAAGTCATCGTCTACATCACGGAGAGCGGGGAGAAAGCCTCGGCGACCGCAACGCCCTTGACCGTCACAGCCAAGTATGGCGGCACCCGTGGTAATGACATCCGCTTTTCCGTCGTAGCCAACCCCGTGGGCGGATTTGACGTGAGCGTATTCCTCGCCACAGAAAAAACCGCAACCTATGAGGGCGTGGAAACGGTGGAGGAGCTGATTGCGGCGGCCGCGGACGACGGGCTGGTTGTGTTCAGTGGCACCGGCGAGCTCGCAGCAGCAGCCGGAACCAACTTGACCGGCGGCACCGACGTCAGCTCCACTAATCTGGACGTGACCTCTTTCCTCGATAAGATTGAGGCTGTGAAGTTCAATACCCTTTGTTTCCCCGTGGGCAAGGGCGAGGGCGACACCCTCCACACCGCCGCAAAAGCCAAAATCAAATATATGCGCGAGAACATGGGTAAGGGCGTTCAGGTAGTCATGCCGGATGCGACCACACCTGATTACGAGGGCGTTATCAACGTCACCAACGCTGTCGTAGTTGACGGCAAGAGCCTCACCAACGCGCAGGCTTGTGCATGGGTGGCTGGCGTGACCGCAGCGGCGAGCTGCACTAAGTCCAACACCTACACAGTCTACGAGGGCGCGACCGACATCGTGGGCGCAAAGAGTAACGAGGAGGCTATCGCGGCCATCAACGCCGGTGAGTTGTTCTTCTCGTTCTCCGAGGAGGGCAAGGTCGTTGTGGAATATGACATCAACTCTCTCACCACGTTTAACAAGCCCAAAGACAAGACATACCGCAAGAACCGTGTCATCCGTGTGTTCGACGCATTTGCGGAGGCCGTCCAGCTCAACTTCCCGCCCAACAAATACGACAACGGCCCGACCGGCTGGGAAGTGATGAAAGGCATCGGCCAGACCATCCTCAAGACCTTTGAGGACATGGGGGCCATCAAGAACGTCGATTACGACAACGATTTCCTCATTGATGCCAGCCTATCGTCTGGCGATGAGACCTATTTCAACGTCGGCCTTGAGGCCGTGGATGCAGCCGAAAAGCTGTATTTCACCATCAAGACCAGATAAGGAGGTTTAGGCTATGGAATACAACAAAAGCCCCATCAGTCTGCGCGAGGGCAAAATCTTTATTGATGGCGTAGAGTGTGCGGACGGCGTAAAGTGCGACATCAAATTCACACCAACCGTATGGAGCGGAACGCAGCTCGGAGAGCGTACTCCCTCTTCTCGCTGGCTTGGCTACGCCGTTACCGGTAGTATTACCCGCCGCCGCTCTAACAACTGGCTCCGCGAGAAAATCAAGGAGTACAAGGCCAGCGGCGCGACCCCGGAGCTCACCATTCAGGGCATCATGGACGACACCAATTCCGACTACTACCGGGATTTTGGCACCGACACCGTAACGGCGGTCGGCTGCGTCCTGACCGGCGACCTGCCGCTCACCGCACTGGATAGCGCGGGCGAAATTGTTGATGACGTTATCGGATTCAACGCGAAAGACATCATGTAACCGTGGGGAGCTCTCCAAAGCCGGAGGGCTCCTTTATTTTTGAATTTTAGGAGGATAACTATGGCTAAAACTCTGAAATATTTCATGCGAAAAGAAGAGGACGTGGAGACCGTCGTTACCGTTCCCGGCCCCGAAACCATTAAGGATGATGATGGCAACGTCATCCAGCTTGAGGTCAAGGTTCTTTCTGCGGAGCACATCCGCCGCATTAACGACAACTACCACACCCGCACCATCGCGCTGGACAAAAAGGGCAACCCCTATATCAACGCTGGCAACGTGGTGTTCCGCGATGAGCGCGACAACGCGAAAGCGACCCGCCACATCATTTGCGATGCACTGGTCTACCCGAACCTGCGTGACCCGGAGCTGATGAAGTTCTACAACTGCGTGGACATCACCGAGATGCCGGAAAAGGTATTCAGCCGGGCAGACGAATTTGCCGCAGTTACCCGTATCGTCATGGCCCTGCTGGGGCTGGGCGGCCAGCTCTCCGAGGAGGAGGAAAAGGCGGCCAACGATGAGGAAGTCAAAGACGCAAAAAACTAATTGCCTGCGCTGGGAGTGAGCCCTACTGGGCGCACATTCTTTGGCAGCGCCACGGCCTCAGAATGGAGGAATTTGACGCGATGCCGAAGAAAACAAAGCTATTTTATATAGCCTCGGAACAGTATGAGGGCGAACACCCATGCAGGCTCGATACCATCAAAGTGAAACTAAGGTGAGAGGAGGGGAAAGCCTATGGCAACTATGAAAGTGCTGTTTAAGGCGGTGGATGAAATTTCCGCCAAATTTGACAGCATGACGCGCAGCGGCGAGCGGGCGCTCGAATCCTTTGAAAGCGCCGGTACGGCGGCGGATGGTTCCCTTGGCCGCGCCTCCGCTACTGCCACATCGACGGCGAGGAGCCTCGAAACGGCAGCAGACGCTACCGACGACCTGAGCGCAGCGGCCAGCGAAACCAGCGAATCCCTCGGCGGAGCCGCAGATGCAGCAGCCAAAGCGGCGGATGAGGTTGGAAACTACGGCGATCAATCCGAAGAGGCCGGGAAAAAGGGCGAGGAGTTCGGGAAGAAATCCGGCGACGGGGTAAAGAACCTCCAAAGCGTCCTCGCATCGGCGGGCATCACGGTAATGCTTAAGGAAATTGCGAGCGGTTTTATGGACTGCTCGGAGGCGGCGGCTGAATTTGAAACCTCCACTGCAAAGGTAGCGACCATCGCGGACACCGGGCAGAAATCACTCGGAACCATCTCCTCGGAAATCCGCGCTTTTTCCAACGAAACCGGCGAGGCGGCAACCGACATGGCGGAGGCCACATATCAGGCCATTTCCGCAAGCGTCAATACTGCGGACGCGGTTTCTTTTGCAGGAACAGCGACGAAACTGGCGGTCGGCGGCTTCACCTCGGCGGCCAACTCCGTGGACGTGTTGACGACAGCTATCAATGCCTACGGGCTTGAGGCATCGGACGCGACCCACATCAGCGACGTGCTCATCACTACGCAAAACCTTGGCAAAACCAGCGTGGACCAGCTCTCGCAAAGCGTCGGCAAGGTCATCCCGCTGGCATCGGCTTATAACGTAGAGCTCGAAAACCTGAGCTCCGCCTACGCGGTTATGACCGCAAACGGCGTTGCGACGGCAGAGACGGGAACATACCTCAAGGCCATGCTGAACGAGCTCGGAGATACCGGCAGCGACGTAGCGACGGTATTGCAGGAAGAGACCGGCCAGACCTTTGCAAACCTTATGGAGCAGGGTTATTCGCTGGGCGATGTCCTTGCAATTATCGGCGACGGCGTGAATGGTGACGCGACAGCGTTCAACGCCCTTTGGAGCTCGACGGAGGCGGGCATCGGAGCCCTGTCCCTCTTCAATGCAGGCGCGGAGAAGTTCAACGGCGTACTGGACCAGATGCAGAACAGCGCCGGAGCGACCGAAAAGGCGTACAACACCATGGCCGACACCACAGAGCGCAGCAAGCAGCGCATGACTAACTCTTTTAACAACCTCAAGATAGCTACCGGCGACGTGCTGAACCCAGCCCTCACTTCCGTGTATGAGACCATGGCAGGCATTTTTGCCGGTATGTCCGAGTTTGTTCAGGAACACCCTGCCGTCGTAGCGGCAATAACGGCCATCGCCATCGGTGTGGGCGTGTTCGCCGCAGGACTGGCAGCCTACACCCTTGCTACAAACGTCGCTACGATAGCCACAGCGGCGTGGAATGCCGTTTTGAACGCTAACCCGGTATTTCTTATTATCACCGGCGTAGTGGCGCTCACAGCCGCCGTGGTGGCGCTTGTCTCCGTCCTCGCAAGCCAGAATGACGAGTACGAGGAAATGACGGCCACCAGCAAGGACCAGTACGACAGACTGCAAGAGCTCAATTCCGAATATGACGAGGCTTGTGCAAAGTACGGGGAGACCTCCGAAGAGGCATCCCGGCTCCGTTATGAGATGGATGAGCTGAACGCAGAATTTGAGGCAAACAAGCAGACCGTCGAGGAGTTTGTGGCCGAATGCGATGCCCTCGTGGACAGCCACAACAAATTGATGGACAGCTACAACAGCACGACCACCGAAATCAAAGACAATGAGCTCGGAACCCTCGCGCTAATTCAGAAGCTCCAAGACCTTGCATCGCAGAATGAAAAGACTGCGGCCAGCGAGGAGCAGATGAAAGCCATTATCCAGCAACTCAACACCGATTTGCCGGACTTGGCGCTCTCTTACGACGATGTTACCCAAAACGCCGAGGCTGCGGTCGAGGCGATGAGGAAAGCGGCCGAGGAGCAGGCAAAGACCGAGATGCAGGCCGAACAGCAGCAGGCCTATGTGGACTTGCTGAAAGAACAAGCGGCTCTTGAGGACCAAATCGCAACCGCCGAGGCAAACCTCAATTCTGAGCGGGAACGGCGTGGAATGTATCAGGACGAGACGACCGGAAAATGGCAAAACGACTGGTACACTGAGGATAGTCCGTGGGCAAGCTGGACGACCGACCTCGACGACTACAACAACGCTCTCGATGAGTTGAACGCGGCCTACGAGGAAAACAAGGCGGCCATTGCCGACATCGAGGAAGAATGGGCCGATGTAGCTGCGGCTGCCGAGGAGGCGGCGAATCAGAGCGTCAGCTATGAGGAGGCGGTATCTACTGCCGTCGAGAGTGTCCAGGAGGACCTCAATACGCTTTGCGAGGAATACGACGAGGCTTTTGAGGCGGCGCGGGAAAGCATCGACGGCCAAATCGGCCTGTTTGACAGCATGAAAACCGAAACCAGCCTCTCCGTCGAGGAGATGGGAGCCGCGCTCCAAAGTCAGACCGAATACCTGAACCTTTACGCGGAGAATCTGCAAAAGGCCGCACAGTACGGTCTTGATGAGGGGCTCATCCAGTCTTTGAGCGACGGCAGTGAGGAAAGTGCGGGCTACATCAACGCGATCATCGAAAACATCGAAAGACTGGGAACCACGGCAGAGGGGATGCCAACCGAGGCGGCCACCGCTTTTGTGGACGACTTCAACGCCAAATTCGCAGAGGTTTCGCAGGCAAAGGATAACTTTGCCTCGAGTGTAGCTGCTATGGAGACAGATTTCGACGCCAGAATGACCGAGATTGAGGGCCGGATGACGACCGCCGTAGACAACATGAATATGTCCACGGATGCGGCAGCAGCGGCGCGGGAGACCATCTCCGCGTACTGTAATACCATTCGTTCTATGACTGGCGATGCAAGCAGCGCGGCGGCAGCCGTCGCAGCAGCAGCAAAGTCGCAGCTTGGTGGCATCTCCATACCGACCGTCCCCGGCCATGCAGAGGGCACCACCTCGGCGGAGGATGTCTATATCGCTGGTGAGGAGGGCCCGGAGCTTATTCTTGGTGCAAAGGGCTCGGAAGTATTCCCAGCAGAAGAAACCAGCCGTATTCTGGCAGCTATCAACCAGAGCGCAGCAGAAACCACCGGCGGAGCCGTGACACCCGAAACCGCGCCGGAGCGCGAGGGCGACCGGGAAACCGGCGGCGAAAGAAAGGTCACGCTTGAAATCAACGGCGGCGGGGCTATCACCGTAGACAAGGGAACCGACAAGGAAAGCATCCTTGAGGTCCTTGTAGAGAACGTCAAGCCGGTGCTGATGAGCCTCATCAAGGAGGAAATTTTGGAGGAGGGAGAGCTGGCTTATGACTACTAAGAGCAAACGCCAATTATGGCTCACCTACAACGGGGAACGGGAGAAAATCCAGTTCCCCGTCCTCCCGGAAACCTTTGAGGTGAGCTTTGGAAACACAAATAAGACCGTAGACATCAGCGGCCTCGGCGAAATCGTTATTTTGCAGGACCGCGCAGCCATTGAGGTCTCTTGGGATAGTTTTTTTCCGGCGACGAAATTTCCCGGAGTGCAGGTGGACAGTCTCACCCCGCCTAAGACACTGCTCAAGACCATTTGCGAGTGGAAGAGCAGTGACAAGCCGGTCCACATCATTCTGACGGGAACGGATGTGAATTTCTTTGCGGCCATCCAGAGCATCCAGCCGTCAGAGGAGGGCGGAGACCCAGACAGCATTTACTATAAAATCAAACTCAAGGAATATCGGGAGGTCAAGGTTCGGCAGGTACAGGTAAATATCACCACGAAAGTGGCGACCGTTTCCAGCCAAGCAACCCGGACCGATAACCGCGTTCAGGAAAAGACCTACACCGTAAAGAGCGGAGACTGCCTGTGGAATATTGCAAAATCACTCCTCGGCAGCGGCAGCCGCTACACAGAAATCTACAACCTGAACAAGGACAAAATTAAGAACCCGAACCTCATTTATCCGGGGCAAGTGCTCCGGATTCCGGGGTGATGTCTATGGGTAAAATCAAATTTTTGGTATTCAAGGATGGCGCAACCTACGACATGAGCGAGCTGGTTGGCAAGGTGACATGGGGTGGCAGGAAAGGTTCCGCCGCCCGTTATGTCACCGTCACCTTGCTCGACGACGACGGCTGGAAACACGCCCGTTCTGGCATTGACGTAACCCGTGGAAATCAATGTGCTTTTTACTGGGAGGGGAAAGAGCTTTTTCGCGGCATCCTTATGCAGCAGAAGCAGAGCGAAAAAAAGACCATGAGCGTCAAAGCGTATGACAACGGGATTTACCTTTCCAACAACAAAGACACATTCAATTACACCAACAAAAAGGCATCCGAGATTTTCGTCGATATTTGCAATCGGTTCCAACTGCCATACACCACGGTTGCAGATACTGTTTATGTTATCCCGGAGCTACCGAAACCCAAAACTACTGCCTTTGACGCTATTCTGGATGCACTGAGCCTTACATTTAAGGCTACCGGCATCCGCTACTATGTAATGTCATCAGGCGGAAATCTAAGCCTAATCAGGCGGCGAGAGAACCTACTCCAATGGGTCATCGAAACAGGTGTTAACCTTGAGAGCTACGACTACTCCGTGAGCATTGAGAAGATAAAAACCCGAATCAAGCTCCTGTCAAAAGAGGACACTGTCGTAGCGGAGGCGGCCAACGCGGAGTTGGAAAAGCTCATAGGCGTGTTTCAGGACATCGACAAGCCGGACGACAACATGGAACAGGCCAACATCACCGATATGGTAAAGGCCATGCTCGATGAGCAAAGTCTCCCGGACAAGAGCCTCAGTATAAGCGCACTGGGGCTCCCGGACGTTATTTCCGGCGTCGGTGTGTTCGTCACGATAAAAGAGCTCGGCATCTCGAAGAGCTTTTATATTGATGAGGACACGCACACATTCGAGGGAAACCACCACATGATGAAGCTCAAGCTGAACCTCGCCACCGATACGGACAAACCGCTCGGAAAGAGTACAGTCAGCTCCGGCGGCGGAGATTTCAAGGTCGGCGATATTGTGCAGTTCCTCGGCGGGCCACACTACATCGCATCCACGGCCAGCAGCCCAACCAACAGCCCCAAAGCAGGACCGGCCAAAATCACCATTATTGCAAAGGGCGCGCCGCACCCGTACCACGTCATCCACACGGACAGCCAGAGCACAGTCTATGGCTGGGTGGACGGCAGTAATCTGAGCAAATAAGGAGGCGGAAAGCATGAATCCAAACGAGGCCACGAGCTTCAAGCAGCTTTTTCAGGGGATGGCCCCGGAGGGAACCACCGTAGTCAGCGGAACGGTCGTCAAAGCGAGCCCTTTGAGCATCCGCATCGAGAACGATGATAAGCTCACCGTATCGGGGGGCGTTCTCCTCGTCCCGAAATACCTCACGGACTGGACGGCAGGGGTGGATATTTCCCTCGGAAAAGGCACAATCAACAGCATTACCAACAATGTACTGGACCACACACATAAGTTATCCACATTTTCTATCACGGGCGCAACGATGACGGTGCATAACGCCCTGAAAGCGGGAGAGGCGGTCTACCTGTTGAAATTCAACAACGGCAAAAACTACCTCGTCCTCGATAGGGTAGCCTCCTAATGGCAGGCATTTTTATCCCTATCCCCATTTCCGGCATTGAGGAAGAGCGGGAGGAACCGTCCCTCACCTATAAGCTCGACCTCGACGCTGGACGTATTGCGGGCAAGGTTGACGGCCTTGAGGCTATCAACCAGTTCATCCGAAAAGCCCTTATTACACCGCGATTTCACTGCCTGATTTACGATAACCAGTACGGCAGCGAGATTAAGGACACCATCACCAGCAAGAACGCCACAGAGGAGCTCATCGAGGCGGAAATCCCCCGGCTCGTCAGCGACGCGTTGCTGTGCGACGGCAGAGTTCTCAAGGTCTACAACTTCCGCTACGAGTTCGTCGAGGACTACTGCCACATCTTTTTCAACGCCGACACGATTGCTGGTACAACTTCTTTTGAGGGGGTGATTTAGTTTGTTTGAAGCAAAGACCTACGAGGCTGTTTTGGCGGACATTTTGAGCCGCGCCCCGGACGGCATCGACCTCCGGCAGGGCAGCATTTTTTATGATGCTGTGGCCGGTATTGCGTTCAAGATCGCGAAATACTACGCAGACCTTGAGCAGGTTTTCACTCTGGTTTTCCTGCCAACCGCGACGGGAGACTACCTCACGATGAGGGCGGAGGAGCATGGCGTATATCGCCAGCCTCCCTCCCCGGCAAAGTACAAGGCAGAATTTACCGGCACCATCCCGGAGCCGGGCACCCGGTTCTTTGCCGACGGCCATTATTTCCTACTGATGCAGGATGATGAACTGGGGCTTTACCTTGAGGCAGAAACACCGGGCAGCGCGGCCAGCGACTTGCCGCCCGGCACACCGATTGTCCCGGTAGACACCATAAACGGCCTGACGGCGGCCAGCATCTCCGAGGAGATTGAACCCGGCACCGATGAAGAGGGAGACGAAAGCCTCCGCACCAGAGTGCAGGAGAAAATCGCCGGACCGGCTGAAAACGGGAATATCCAGCATTACAAAACGTGGTGCGAGGAGGTTCCGGGCGTTGGCCGGGCGCGTATCGTTCCACTATGGGACGGGCCAAACACCGTCAAGGGCGTACTCATCGACACGGACGGAGCCCCAGCCTCAAGCGCGGTCGTGGAAAGGGTGCAGGAATATATCGACCCCGGCAGTACGGGGCTCGGAGAGGGCGTGGCAAACATCGGCGCGCATTTCACCGCCGTTGCGGCTACGCCTTTTGAAGTACAAATTTCTTTCAGCGTCACCCTTGCAAAGGGCGGCGTACTTTCCGAAGTGCAGGCCGCAGCGGAGACAGCCCTCGCGCAGCATATCAAAGAGGTCAACCTCACCACCTCGGACGGCGAGGCAGCCATCCTGCGTATCAGCACAGTCGGAAATGTCATATACGCACTACCCGGAGTTCTGGACTACACAAACCTGCGATTCAACGGGGCGACGGCTAACATCGAGCTGACGAGTGAGGAGGTATTTACTCTTGGGGAGGTGACGGTACTTGAAACCCACGCTTTACCCTAATGGATTCCCCAGCGCTTACGAGGAGCTGAAAACCTTTTACCCGGTATTTTATCGGGATGTATTTGAAATGGACGCTATCTGGCGCACTTGTGGAGGTGGGTTGGACGAAATTGAGGACGACGTGGACCGGGTAGCAAATAGCACTTACATCTCGCTGATGGATGAAAAAGCCCTCGTACAGATGGAGACATTTCTCGGCATCCCGCCGGACAGCGGTAGAACGCTTGAAGAGCGGCGTAAACTGGTAAGCTCCTATTTCCTTGGTGTTGGTCATATCGGCGCGCGAGAAATCAAGGAAATTGCTAAAGCGTTCACAGAGGGCAAATGCGAAGTCTCGTTTTCGAATGGCGAGGTCTACATCCACATCAAGGCGGATATTTCTGACACCCCGCCGGCGGATGACTTCTTTTTTATCCTAAGAAAGAAGATACCGGCCCATCTGGGAGTAAACACGGAAATCGAGATTGAGTTCACAGAGAACCTTTATGTTGCCGCAAACGCCATGCAGAACGACCGCTACATCGTCGGCCCGGAGGAGCTCAAAAAACTAAGCGCAGCCGGGCAGGTTTACGCAGGCGCAGCAACCATGCAAAATGACCGCTACACAGTACAGCCCCACCCGCAGCCCGGCCTCAGCTTTGAGACCGGTATTTTTTCGGCAATGACTGTTATGGCCTCATCCAGAACAGCTATTCAGCCGACCGGGCCGGAGCATCTCATCGCAGAAACGGGCCTATACACGGGAGCGGGAGCGATTGAGAATACCAGATACCACATTGACCTTGCGCCGGGAAACATCCGGCTTGAGGCGGCGGCCACAGCTCGAACCGGCTGCGGTATCGTCGAAAATACGCACTATATCGTGCAATCACAAGGAGGTACTTAATCAATGGATGGTTCTATCACTACAAACAAAGGCATCGCGCTGATTAGTAAGCTTCTGGCTTCAAAAGGACCGCTTAAAATCACCCGCGTTGCCGTGGGCGACGGAACGCCGCCCAGCAATCCAGCTACGCTGAACGGGCTCGTGCATGAGCTCAAAAATGCCAACGTCGAGAGCATCGACAACCCCAAAAACGGAGAGGCAAAAATCGTTGTCACTGTTTCCAGCGTTGGGGTAACGGTCGGTTTTTTTATCAGAGAAATCGGTGTATTCGCCGAGGATACTGACGGGAAAGAAATTCTTTATTCCTATGCAGGCTTTTCTGACAACCCGCAGTGGATTAGGCCCGAGGTCGCAGCCGTTACCAATGTGGCGACTTACGACCTTAACACGATAGTTGACCGTGTTTCTGAGGTCCAGGTCACCATCGACCCATCCAGTTTCGCCACGAAAGAACAGCTTGAAAATCTGGATGGCAGAATTTCTGCACTGGAAAAGCAGGAACACGTCAGAATTTACGGTGTGCGTTGGCGCAAAAACGCAAGTGCCAGTGCTGGCGAGCGCATCTACGACAGTGTGGGCATGGTGGCGAATGTCGGCACCGGCGCGGAGGAGGTCATCAACGACTTCGATTCTGTTTATCCTTTCGCTGGCCGGAGACGTTGCAACGGCTACCGCGATGCAGACCGCACTTTTCATGTTACTGCATACGAGGGAGAACCGGGCTATACCACCAACGACCCGACAAAGCTCGTCTATGTCGAGACCCCGCTGTTCTACTATTTTGACGGGATTGACGGCGATTACGAGATCAAGGCCGTTTCGGCTTACCCCGTTCCCGGCTTTCTTCCGAGCCCGGCGCATATTAACCCGGATGGTACTGTTCGGCAATATGCCTATTCTGCGGCCTATCTCGTCGCCATGGAGGGCGAAGCTGGCTCCGAGAAACCAAGCAGCCGCGCCGGAGTGTTCAGCGATTACAACAGCCTGAATGGCTGGGCGACCAACATTAAGAAACTCGGAAACCAGTACACGGGAATGCTGATTGCAGACCAGTACGTGGACACAATTTTGATGATGGTCGAGTTTGCTACCAAGGATATGCAGACCATCATGCAAGGATGCTCCACGTTGCCCTATTCTGTCACCCACAAGGCACTGGCAGCAGAGAACAGCGTAAACCGCATCCTCATCACCAAAACACAGGCGGCGGGTTACGTTGTAGGGCAGGCTATCAGCCTTTCTGCCTCGGCATACCACCTCGATGAACTTGCGAAGAACCGAACCATCACAGCTATCACCGACAAGAGCACCGAGGGAACCTACCTCTATTTTGACGGCGCAGCGGTAAATATCGCGGTCGGAAACTTTGTTAGTTCCCGTCCTTGGGTAAACGGCGCGACCGACGTTGTAGCGGCCAGCTCCGGCTCCCCCACCGATAACACCAGCGGCAAATATCCCTGCAAATATCGAGGCAAGGAGAATCCCTATGGAAACGCGTGGGTAAATGTGGCTGACCTACTGGCAGTACGCAAAGGTTCTGAGGATAATTACACCTACCATATGGCGTATCTCCCGGACCCGACGAAATATGCTGCCGGTACAGTATCTGAGGATTATGTAGAACTTGATTACCAGATGCCGGGCAGCGATGGATATGTCAAGGAGTGGAATGTCGATGAGCGTTATCCTTGGATTCGCATGGCAAAGACACTGGGGGCAAGCTCTACGACCTACTACGCGGACTATTACTATTACTCCCGCAACGCGGTTTCCGCGGTGTTTGCTGGCGGCGCCCTCATCAATGGCCGGAGTGCCGGGCCTTGTTACTTCCACTGCCACGGTGCCCCGTCCGACTCGTACTGGACCCGCCGCGCGCGTCTTTCTTAAAAACCTGATGGCGGGGGTCTGGGGGCGGCCAGCCCCCTTACTCCTCCATCCTTTAATACACTGGGACTTGGTGTGCTCTGCTCGCGGTGATTGCTGGCGGCAACCTCAACAATGGCCGGAATGCCGGGCCTTGTTACTTCAACTGCAACAATGCCCCGTCCAACTCGAACTGGAACCGCCGCGCGCGTCTTTCTTTATGCGGAACCCATAAAATATTTGCACACCATTCCGCCGCCCTTGAGGCGGCCACGCCCTGAAAAAGGGGTGCCATGCCACTCGGCAAAAATACGCCACTCAGGTGGGAGTTAGTAGGCCCAGATACGGGCTCGAAAGCCCTCAAGGCTTAAAGAAAGAGGTGATTGCCTATTGAAAAGGATTGGGTATATTTACGAGAAATTATGCGACAAAACCCTCATCCGGGAGGCTATTATCAAGGCATCACGGAAAAAGCGTCACAGGAAATCGGTCAGACGCATCCTGAACGACATCGACCGCTATGTTGATGAAATCCACATTATGATGTTGAACGAAGAATTTACCCCATCGCCTTACCGGCGGTTCCACATCAAAGACGGAGCCACTCAAAAAGAACGAGAGATATGCTGCCCTAAATTCTATCCCGACCAGATTATCCACTGGATGCTGATAATGGCTATTCAGCCCATTTTGCAGCGGGGAATGTACGAATTTAACTGCGGCAGCGTACCGGGGCGCGGAGCCCATTATGGGAAACGCTATCTTGAGAGGTGGTACAAGCGGGACAGGAAGAACACAAAGTATTGTGCAAAGCTGGATGTGCGGAAATTCTATCCCTCAGCAAAATCGCCGGTCATTATGCGGGAACTGCGGCGCGTGATAAAGTGCAAGCGGACGCTCCGGCTATGCGAGGTAATACTAAACAGCGCAGACGGCTTACCCATCGGGAATTACACGTCACAATGGTTTGCGAACTTCCTTTTGCAACGCCTCGACCACTACATCAAGGAGGTTCTGAGAATACCCCACTATGTTCGCTATATGGACGATATGTGCCTGTTTTCAGCGAGCAAGAGGGCGCTACACAGGGCCGTCACAGCAATCCGGGAATTTCTGGCCGGGCTATCGTTGCAGCTCAAAAGTAACTGGCAGGTCTTTCCGACAGCCAGCCGAGCGGTGGACTTCCTCGGATTCCGATTTTTTAGGGAAAAACCACGTTGCGGAAAAACCTCTCACTTAGGATGAGACGCAGGGTAAAGAAAATCCATTTCTATACCGTAAAACACGGCGGGAAAGCCCGACCGCGCGACGCTGCAGCTGTCATGAGTTACGCAGGATGGCTTAACGGAACAGCTACCAATGGCTTTTATGCGAAATACATAAGGCCGTACATCAATTTCAAGAAATTAAAGGAGGCTATCAGGCATGAGACGAGAGTACGCGCAAGAACCACCTATTGTATCAGTGGTTCAGCTAAACTCTGCGGAGTGTGAAATCATTCTCCGCGAGAACGTCACCACGGAAACGCGCGAGGGTGGCGATATGGGCCCGGAGGCGGGCCAGATTACCGTCTATTTGGCGGACGAGTACACGATCATTGTACCGTGGAGAGAGGGCCTTGAGGAGGCCGTGAGCACCAATACGGCGGCATGGTTGGGGGCGGCAAAGAACGCGGAACAAACCCGCCTCGCTGCACAGGCGCGGCAGCACCGCAACAAACTGCTTGAGGAAATCGACTGGACGCAGACCATCGACGCACCCATCAGTGCCGCCAGCCGGGAGGCTCTGAGAATTTACCGACAGCAGCTCAGGGACATTACCGAGGCACCCGGATTCCCTTATGACATCACGTGGCCGGAGCGCCCGGCGATTGAAAAGGATGAGCCAGACCCGGTTGATGAGGCGCTGGATATTCTTCTGGGAGGTGAAGAGAATGCGTAAGGAGAGAGCGAGAGAAAATAGGCGCTTGCAGATGTTTACAGCGCAGAATCTTGACAACGACATGGCGACGGCTATTCCGAGCCTTTACCCGGAATGGAGCGGTAAAAGCGTAAGCTACAATAAAGATTATATTGTTCGCCACAACGGCGAGTTGTTCCGCTGTCTTGAAGCACATACCTCACAGGACGGCTGGGCTCCCGGAGCTGCTCCGTCTTTGTGGGTAGCTATCTCGGACCCAGCGGAAGAGTGGCCGGAGTGGAAACAGCCCTCGGGGGCCCATGACGCATACGCTAAAGGCTCCAAAGTGAGCCACAACGACAAACACTGGGTTAGCGATGTGGATAACAACACATGGGAACCCGGAGTTTATGGATGGACACAGCAGGATGAGTAAAGGGCTATACGAAGAACTTTACGACTACACCACGCTTGAAGCTGCCTATGAGGCGGCTTTTCTTTATTTGTACGATACCCCAGAGGACAGCGAGGCGTGGCTTATAAACCTGCAAAATCACTTGATTTGGCAGAGCTACGAGCCCGGCCAAAATCCCGATGAGGATAGCGTCGTCCTCACCGCAATCGGCAACATTCTGAAAGCCCATGGCATCAAGTGCCACGAGGTCAGGGAGCCGGAGCTGCGGCGCATTATTGCAGATTTGACGTTGAATTGAGGTGATACCCATGGATATTATTCAAATCGTTCTGGCCTTTGTCGCAGCTTGCAGCATCCCGTCGGCCATTACTTCCCTCGCCATCCGCCGGATGGAGCGGCGGTTTGATGAACGGGAGAACACCCGAAAGCAGGAAGAGGCAGACCGCGAAAAGGCACAGGAAAAAAGCATGGTCCTCGTTGTGCAAGGGGTCACGGCAGCGATTGCGTTGGGCGAGGCTACCGCCCACGCTATCCAGCTCGGCCATGCCAATGGGGATATGGAGGCGGCGCTGGACTATGCTCGTCAGGTTAAGCACAAGCAAAAGGACTTTCTCACGGAACAGGCAGCCAAAAGTATCTACGATAAATGACTGGGAGGGCTATATTCGCGGCCCTCCTTTTTTCTTCTTAGGAGGAACACATGGAAAAGCAAACATTTATACAGACCGTCGGAGATATGGCCCGCAAGGACATGGAGAAGAGCGGCGTGCTCGCCTCGCTCACCATCGCGCAAGCCATCCTCGAAAGCGGCTGGGGGACATCAGAACTGGCGCAGAACGCTAACGCCCTGTTTGGCATTAAGGCAGACAGCAGGTGGAGCGGTAAAGCGTACAGCAAGGAAACACAGGAATGCTATGACGGCGTGAATTATACGACTGTCACCGCTCTTTTCAGAGCCTACGGCTCATGGGACGAAAGCGTCGCAGACCATTCAACATTCCTGCTCACCGGGAGCCGCTATGCGGCGGTTGTCGGCGAGAAAGACTACAAAACAGCCTGTTACGCCGTTAAGGCGGCAGGCTACGCAACCGCCCCGGACTACGCCGAAAAGCTTATTTCGCTGATTGAGAGCTACGAGCTGACGGCCTATGACGGGGATGCACAAAAGGAGGAAACAACATTGAAAATCATCGAGAGCATTCTCACGAAAAACCCGTGTTACACCGGTGGGCGCAAGCTGGATGCCGTTAAGGGCCTGATGCTACATAGCGTCGGATGCCCGCAGCCGTCCGCGCAGGTATTCGTAAAGAATTGGAACAGTCCCAGCCATGATAGTTCGTGCGTCCACGGTTTTATCGACGGCAACACCGGTGATGTGTACCAGTGTTTGCCTTGGGACTGGCGCGGCTGGCATGGCGCATCCGGGCCGAAAGGCTCCTGCAATAACACCCACATCGGAGTGGAAATGTGCGAACCCAGCACCATCAAATACACCGGTGGCGCAAGCTGGGTAGAGACCGGCGATGGCACCAACACCAAAGCAACGGTCATGCGTACCTACAAATCTGCGGTTGAGCTGTTTGCATACCTTTGTAAAAAGTTCAGCCTGAACCCGCTGGGGGACGGTGTTATTATTTCCCACAGCGAGGGCTACAAGCGTGGCATCGCCAGCAATCACGGTGATGTGGAGCATATTTGGAACAAGTTCGGCCTTACGATGGACCAGTTCCGCCGCGACGTCAAGGCGGCCATGGACAAAGAAAGTGGAGACGGACAGCCGCAACAGCCGGATGATAAACCTGCCGAAGGCTCCCTTTATTATGTTCAGGCCGGAGCGTTCAGCAAAAAGGAAAACGCCGAGGCGCACGCCAAGGCTCTCAAGGCAGCGGGGTTTGACACCATGCTCAAAACTTCCAGTGGCCTATACAAGGTCCAGACCGGCGCGTATTCAGTCAAAGCCAACGCAGATGCTCAGGTTAAGGCACTGAAAGCCGCTGGCTTCGATGCCTTTGTTACGACCGACGGCGGTAGTGCAGCGCCCGCGCCGTCCTATATCGAATACACCGTAAAAAAAGGCGACAGCCTTTGGGCTATCGCTGAGAAACTGCTGGGAGACGGTAGCCGTTACAAGGAAATCAAGGCACTGTCCGGGCTCACCAGCGACACCATCTATGCCGGGAACGTACTGAAAGTTCCGGCCAAATAACGAGGAGGAAAAACCATGGAACCTATGCAAATCGCTCTCGTCATCGTCATCGCCTGCGCCGCAGCCATCGTCGGCGCGGCCTACGGTATCAGCTACGCCAAGAAAAAGGGCGTAGATGTTGGCATCGGCATTACGACTGCCGACACCCTGACCGACGCGATCGGCACCGCCTTTGAGACCATCAAGCCGCTGCTCCCCACGCATCCGGCCATCGGTATCATCGACAGCATTATCGGCCTTGCCGAGGTGGGCGTAAACGCAGCCGAGAAACTGTATAAGACGGCGACCATCGACAAGGACCAGCGAAAAGCTGAGGCGACCGAATTTGTTGTGGCCGCCCTGAAAGCCGCTGGCATCGAAGTCACCGACGAAATCCAGCAGGTCATCGACGGAGCCATCACTGGCGCTGTCGCCCTGCTCCCTAAGACGCACGACGAAAACGGCGCTATCCTGAAAGACTAACCCACAGAGCGCGAGCCTCTCGACCCCATACAAAAGCGGGCCGGGAGGCTCTTTTTTTATTGCCTAAAACGCATAACCGACCCGGATATACCTGAAATAATGTATTTCCGCCCCGGTTATACCTCAAAAAGCACATTTCGGGAATGGAAACACAAAAAGCAGGCACGAAACCGGGATTTCTTCTGCCGAAAGTCAAAACGCATCACTTTGTGGCTTGAAAAGGTATCATCAGACACCCGGACAAACGAAAAGCCGGAGCGCAGAACAGCACCGCGCACCCCGGCAAAATTGATATATCCGCAGCGGAAAATCCGAAATTCAGGTATTTCCGCAGCGGAAAAGCAATATTTACGGCATTTCAGAATATATCCGGGCCGAAAACGCACAAAGTAAAGTAGAGTAGAGTAAAAAAGAGTAGAGTATATTATATATTATCCGCGATTTTCAATCGCTGCGAGAGAGCGGAGCACCTTATTCGTCCTGTTCGAGCAGCTTGCACACCGGCACGTCCAGCACCCCGGAGAAATAAATCAGCTCATAATCAGGCACAACGCGAATGCCTGTCTCTATCCGGCTGATAGCCTTTTGGTTCAGATTGAGACCGGCAAGCTGCAACTTCGCGGCGAGCTGCTCTTGCGACAGGCCAGCGCACTCCCTGAGCTCCCGGATTTTAGCGCCGGAGGCGTTGCACTTCCCATCGACGTATTTATATAAATGCACTGAGGCGGACCCTCCTCTCTTTTGAATATCCCAAAGATGGGTAAAAGGCATATTGACAGTACCACGTTTTGCCGATTATAATTATCCCAGAGATAAGTAAACAAGCACAGAATGAGGAGGTTCAGCCCATGGATGCAGAAAAAGAGAGCCCGAAAAGCGGCACAAAGACCGTGTTGGTCGTGCTGGCTGTACTCGTGGCACTGATTTTCGGATTTTTGTTTATTACTGGAAAATTTCCTACGCACACAGAGCAGACACCCGGAGCGGCGGAGAGCTACGCAGTCGTTCAGGAGAATAAGCAGGCTCTTGAGGACTGCATAACGAAGAAACTCGACGCGGAGACGGCGAAAACCGTCTCGGAGATCACCGTCAGCGAGAGCAACGGCGAATACTCCGTGAGCATCCGTGTAATACTGGCTGGCGGCTTTTACTTTCCGGAGGTTATCGAACAGACGGCGCAGCCGTTTTTTGATAAGGCGGAGGAACTGGGGCTTGCGGTCGACGTTTACGAGGTGATGGAGTACAGTAAGGGCAACACTGGCGATATAGAGGACTTTATCTGCTGGCGGAGCCATGACGGAACCACGGGAACCTATTCGGATGACAGGGGTAAAGAGCCTATTGTCAAAGCGAACACCACAGCGGACGACATCCGCGACATCGTGAAATAAAATAAGGGCAGCAGGGGCTCAGATGCCCTCTGCTGCCTTTTCCCTTTTGCCTAAGCAATTTAACCTACGCGCCGTTTTCGTTGGAATCGTGCCGTTCTCGTGGCGCTCAGACTATTGCTCGGTTGCCCGGATGGACGGCACCGGGTATAATGGTATCTGTAAGAGCCGATGAGGAGGTGAGCGCGGGCTCTGCCGAGGGAAGAGAAACAGCCTACCCCTGTGCTGCGGGCTGATTCAATAACCGAGGCGGGCAAACCCGCGCGGCGCAAAACCCACCGGCGCGGCAGGGGACCCCCGCATGGATAATACGGGAGGTATACCATGAACATGAGTAATTATGAACTGTACGAAAAGACGATGAACCGAGAGGACAGCCCGGAACTGCAGCGGGCGGAGGCGGAGCTGGCGAACCTGCTCAGGAAGATTGATGACCGGGAGCTCCGGGATGAGATTGACCGGGCGGCAGGAACCGTGGGCCGATTGCGTGAGGCTGAGGGCTATGAGGCCGGATGCCGCCGCGCCGAGATGACCGAGTAAAAGAAAGGGGAGCCCGGCGCACTGCCGGGCTCCCTGTTACTCCTGAGCCTGCTCAAGATATTCTCGACACTCCTCAATGGAGCTTGCGACCTCTTCGAGGCTTGATACCGCGCTTTCGAGCGCATCCACAGCCGCATCGGCCTTTTCATACCGCTCGCTATTCTGGAAGTTTTCTGGCATATTGTCCCGGTATTCTTCCTCTTCGGATTCAATATCCTCCATGGAGCTCTTGAGCTCCTCAAGCTCGCCCGCCAAAGCGGAGAGCCGGTCAGCCAGAGCCGCAATCTGCTTTCTTCTCGCGTTATTCATCGGCAACCTCCTTGCCTAAGCCTAAATATTCCTCTACCGTTAAACCGAGGGCGGAGGCGATATTCCAAATCTGCCACACGTCACGAGGCAGGCGGGCACCGGCCTCCCAGTCCTCTATGGTTCGGACGGGAACCCCGGAGAGGGCGCTCAACTTCGCGCGGCTCAACCCGGCGGCCTTTCGATGGCCGACAATACGTGCAGCCAAATCAGATGGTATATTCACGACCTCCACCTCCTACTTGATTTCTTCCTTGCCGTTTGCTATAATCATAAGGGAAAGATGGAGCGGCGGCAAGACCGCCCCACCCCCAAGTCACGAGCATCAACCGGCGCTATCGGTTGGTGCTCTTTTTATTTGCCCTCATCCACGAGGGCCTCGACTTTTGCGATTGCGTCCTCGATGCTCTTGCTGCTTTTGAGGATTTCGAGCACCATCTTGAGGAGCGCCTTAAACTGAAAATCGGTCATCGGTTCGTCCATTATGTTCTCCTTTCTGGCCTTGCCACCGTACTCGCCGAGGCCTCACCTCAACTGTACCCTTATTATACCACGCATACGCGTGGAAAGCAAGAGGTTTCAGCAAATTTTTTTGGAAATTTTAGTCAAATTCTGGCGTACCGCCACGAATAGCCGCCGCAGGTTTTGAGCTTGCCTTTGCAGCATTTTATGATGGAGCTATCTGACAGCCCGTTTTCGCGTCCGGCTGCATTGGCGCTGGGGTATAGCTGCAAAATCTTCCCGGTCTCAACCTCCACCTGATAGACGGGAACCGGGGTAGAGCCGTGAAAGTCGAGGGTGTTTACGGTGTGCCCCACAGCAGGCCCGGAGCCGCCCGCCCAGTTAGCGCCGCTGACCGTACCGCCGAAAAGGAACCCCTGCATCTCATAGGCGCGGGCCAGCTTGCCAAACAGCTCGTCAGCCTGCTCGCGCAGCTCTTTGGAGAGGGAGCGGAGGAACCCGTCAACCTCTTTTTCGGCCAGCTCAACGGCACATACGCCACGGTGCATCACGTCGTTCTGCTCGTACTGCCGGTACAAATCCTCGTAAATCATATCCGAATCCCCCTCTCGCTGTCGTAGTAGGCCTGCGCCCGGCGCAGGAGAAGAGCGTTGATACAGAGCCCGGACATTTCGCGGTCGAGATCACTCACGAGGTCCAGCGGGGTGCCGGTCCAAAAGCCGCCGTTATAGAGGTTCCCGGCCAGCCGGACCACCAATACCTCGCCGGAGGAGAGCGGGAGCTCATTGAGCATACCGTCAATGTCAATGTAACCAGCGCAGAACCGGCGCAGCATCGGCCACGAATTGAGGCCGGTCAGCAGGAAGAGAGAGGCCCCGTAATAGGAACTCAGGCGGCGGGTGTCCTTGTCGGCAACCGCGTCCGGGATGAGCCCCACAGCCTCGCAGAAATTGTGGATGTGCTCATTAGAGAGAAACATCAGTCGTACCTCCTTTCGCCGCGCGAGCGGCTTGTCGCTCCTTGATATGCGCGATGAGCTCGGAGGGGCTCATCCTATCGAGGGTTATCTCGTAACGCTTGGCCTCGCTCAGGCTGGCCCACCACGTTTCATATTTGTTTTGCTGGATGGTCGCAGCCTCACGGATTTTGATGACATCGGAGGCCGGGGTATAGCCGGGCTCCACATACCACTTGACTTCGCCTTGGTCGGAGATATGCGCGACCATCTTATAATCGCCATGTTCCATCACGGCCTTATTGCAAACCGTAATGCCGTTCCCGAGACAGCCCATAAAGAGCTCGAACCGGCGCGCCGCTCGTCGCTTAATCGTGGCGGACAGCCGGGCGTGGATTTTTACCAAGTCATCCCCGCCGGAGGATGAGCCCTCCTCCAAAAGGGTGAGGTGCTTCACGGTATAGGGATAAGAATGGCGGAAATTATCGCCATCAAAGTCGATGAGCACCTCGCCCATCTCGTTGACGTAGGCTTTGTACGGCTTAGATGTAGCCATGGTTACGCCTCCTTTCTGTTGGCCGCCCACTCATCGCGGGCGGAGCGGCAAGCCTCAAGCGACAGCCGGACGCAGGAAAACAGGGTGCCGTCCTCGGCCCGGTAGTCATACTGGCAGCGGCGCTTGCGCGTCACGCGGTCCTTGTAATACTCGTGCTGCTCCTCGCCGGGCAGCAGGTTCTTGGGGTTCAACATATCATTCATCCTCCTTTTCGGCCTCGCGGCGGAGGTCATTATCTACGACATCATCAAACCAGCGGTCTCCCATCTGCAATTTGAAAATCGCCAGTTTCCCGACATCCAAACCATCCAGCGGGAACGCCAGAAAGGTCAGGTTGGCGTCATATCTGTTGTCGCCGGTCAGCCCGAACTCCGCGTTCACGGCGGAACCCTTAAAAGACACCCATTCGCTCACGGAGCCGATTTTCTTCTCGGCCAGCAGGCCGGAATAGCCGTTCTTCCACTCTTCAAGGTCTCCACCGGCTCCGATAATCGTGTAGTAGGAACCCTCGTAGGCTTTTCTAAGGACTTCACTCTCAATCTTCATTTCGATTTCCTTTCTGCCCTGCCATCGTCAGGCCGGGGAGGGCACCCACCGGCGACGGCCACGGAGGGCCGTTTCGGCTTACCTATAGAGGAGGTCGTAAAGACGGGCTTTGAGCTGAACGACCTCAGCCTCGGCAGCTTCGGCGCGGGCCCTCGCTTCTGCTAACTCGCTATTGAGAGAGGAGATGTATTCGGCTCCACGTTTCGCATCTTCCAGCAACTCCGCCCGGCGCGCTACTAGAGCTTTGTTCTCTTCGCCCAGCCGGATGCTGATTCCGCGCAGCTCAGAGAGCTCTTCGTGTTCGGGATTGGTGTGCTGGTTCCAGAACCGCGTAACCTCTTCCCAATGCCAGACATGAGAGATAATGGAGTAAAAGGTGTTTTGCGTAGCGATGCGGTTGCTGCTCCACGTTCCTTTGGGGTCGGGCTCGCCGTTTTCGTTGTTCCGCCCGATGTCGTTTGCGAGACGAACCAATTCGCCGATTTCGCTGTTCCCGATAATGTCAGCGGCGCGGTTCAAATCCTCCTGTACAGTGCTGAGGCCGTGGTTCTTAACTTCACGAACCAGCTCGGCGGCGGTTTTGATGCCATCGTACTTACTCATAATCATGCTCCTTTTTGCGTCATCAAAGTCTATCTGTGTCCCTTATAGGGACATCGACGGGTAAAAAATAATTCGCCAACCGGGGCGATTTTAGGACCAACGCGAAACACCTCGTAACGCCTCATTTTGCGTCGTTTCCTTGCTTCGTACCCTCATTATAGTCCCTAAAAGGGACAATGTCAAGTAAAATCCCAAAATATTTTTGATGAATGACGCGAATGGTGTCTCAATGGGTAAAAAGCAAAGGCGGCAGCCCGGAAGAGCGCCCGGACAGACCGCCTCAAGGTTGTTGTATCGTGTTCTGTATCATAAACACAGACATATTACCCAGAAGAAGTTGATGACAGCGGAATTGATTTCGAAGGAAACGGAACAAAAATTGTACTC